ATTACTAGTATTTTATGGATAATAATATTCTTAATAACCTCCAATTATACAAAGGTAAATGGTTTTCTGATTTGATCGACACTAATAAGATTAGTCTCGCTTCTCAGCAAAGACCTTATGAGGTATCTACTATCCTGTCATACGTATTTGGTACTAAAGATAATGGTTACAGTACTTCTCTTGATATGTTGACAGGTGGTCTTGGAAATGTAATGACTATTGATCAGCCTTCATTTGAATGGGGTGTTATGATCGACCAAGATAGAGCTGTTACAATTCGTGACGCTAAATGGAATGGTGCTGCAATTGGTGAAAATTCTACTCCAGGTTTGGGTAATACTCCTATTACTTTGTGGTTGGAAGATGCATGGTTTGGTCCTGGTGCTACTATCGAATTTGATGATAAGAGTCAAGCACGTATTCAGGACGCTCCGTATCAAGATGGCAACCTGTATGTTTATACAGTATTTGTATCTAATGGTAGTCCCGCTTCTTATATTGACCCGGCTGTTTTAGCTTCTGGTTGCCAAGTAAACCGTTTGGCTTCTGCTTATGAAGAATACAGTGAAGAGGCTGATATCCTGAATTACAATACTCACTTCAAGATGCGTAACTATTTGACTACAGTACGTCTGTCTTATGATATCACAGGTTCTGCTTACTCTACAGTTATGGCAGTAGCTTTGAAAGATCCTAAGACTGGTAAAACTTCTTACTTGTGGTCTACATTCCAGGAATGGGTTGCAATGCGTGAGTGGTACAAACGTCTTGAAAGAGCTTTGGTATACAATCAGAATAACGTAAACAAAGATGGTTCTTGTAATCTGAAAGGTAAGAACGGTCGTCCTGCATTTATTGGTGCTGGTTTGTTGGAACAGATTGCTCCATCTAACAGACGTTACTACACTCGTTTGACAGCTGAATTGTTGGAAGACTTCTTGTTTGATCTGTCTTACAATGTATTAGGTACTAATGAACGTAAGTTCGTTGCCTTGACTGGTGAAATGGGTATGCGTGAATTTGATCGTGTACTTAAAGAAAAGATGGCTAACATGAACTTGATTGACACAGTATTCGTAACTGGTTCTGGTGATAATCTGAAGTTCGGTGGTCAGTTTAAAACTTATGCAATGTCTAACGGTATTGAATTGACTTTGAAGTATTTCCCGTTGTATGACAACACTACTTACAATCGTCAGTTGCATCCTGTTACTTTGAAACCGTTGGAATCTTACCGTATGACATTCTTGGATTTGGGTCGTCGTGATGGTGAAGCCAATATTGTTAAAGTAGTTCGTAAAGATCGTGAATTCGTTAACTGGTGTACAGCTGGTTCTGTAACTCCTGCTGGTTACGCTCACTCTAATACAGAAGTTCGTTCTAATGCTAAGGATGGTTACTCAGTACACTTCTTAGGTGAAGTAGGTATTATGTTGAAAGACCCCCGTGCATGTGGAGAATTGATCATGGACGCACAGCAATAATCAGTTAAAATAATAAGTTAAAAGAATTATAACCTAATTATGTTCCCTGCGTTATAATAGTATAACTGAAAAAATTATACTATGAAAAGTAATGAGGTTTATAAGATTACAAATAAAATAACTGGGAAAATATATATAGGTATAACAAATCAAGGTTCTGGTGCGAGATATAGACATCATTGGTATGAATCTCGCATCGGAGAACCTTCTCCGATCCATCGTTCTATGGCTAAGTATGGCGAAGATAATTTCACTTTAGAGATTATAGACTTTGCTAAAACTTATGAAGAACTAAAAGAAAAAGAAAAATTCTGGATTAAAAAATTTAATTCAACAGATCGAAATATTGGATACAATCTTACAGAAGGCGGAGATGGAACATTTGGCAGAACGCATTCTGAAGAAACTAAAGAAAAAATTCGTCAGAAAGCGCTTGGGCGAAAAATTTCAGAAGAAACTAAAAAGAAAATGTCTGAAGCACGAATTGGCAAATGTTCAGATAAACAAAGAGAGCATTTGAAAAAAATATCAATTCAAGCAAAAGCAATTCCTGTATTACAGTTTTCTAAAACTGGAGAATTTATAGCTAAATATGAATCTGTATCAGAAGCTGCAAGACAAACGGGTATAAATGGCGACACAATAGAGCGTCAATTGAAGAAGCCTTTAAAAAATCCAAATGACTGGAGAGTTAAATTTATATGGAAAAAAGAAGAAATTGCAGCTATTGCTGTCTAACTTGATAATCTAATTTTATAATTATGGAAGTAATCGTTAGAATGACAAAAGTAAATCCTTGGACAGGATTGATTAAATGGTCTAACTGCTTTGATTTTATTAGTTCTTACTGGACTAGATCTGGTAGTAGATATACTGGTTTAAAAGCAGATAAAGCTAGAGAACTAGAACAGAAAATGGGTAAAGCTGAAGGAGAATTAGATCCTGATAGCACATTTTGGGATACATTTGCAATTAAGATTGGTAAGAAAGAATTAGTGATTAATACTGATAGACCTGAAGGTGAATTGCAATATTTATTCCTATTGGGACATAAGAGAGTAGCAAATGGCATTGATAAAATAACTCCATCTACTGATTATGTACTTATAAATAAAGAAGCTGAAGCAGAACAAATTAATAAAGCTAACAAAGTTAAACGTGATGCTTATAGAGCACTGGATAAGATGAGTCTTGAAGATATGCGCAAATGTCTTAGACTTCTTGGAATTAAAGCTGATACTATGTCTAATGAATTAGTTGAAGCCAGACTTGGTGAAAACGTAGAAGCTGATCCAGCAAGATTTATTAGAATTTGGGTAGACAATCCTAATAAAGAAATTAACTTTGTAATTGAAGAAGCTTTAAGTAAAAATATTATTCGTAAGAACAGAGCATCATATTACTTTGGTACTGATCTTATTGGTAACGGTCTTGAAGATGTAATTGCATTCTTAAAAGACAAAAAGAATCAAGATATTTACTTAAGTATTATGTCTGAAATAAAATCTAAATAATGACTAGAGAACAATTTCACTCATATTTTAAAGTAGCAATGGACAAGAACTCTCAAAGCGTAGCCTTTGGGGGTTGTCCTGCTTTCTTACCAGAAGAAATAGATTACTGGTTAGATCAAGGTTTATACCAAGAAATCAGTAATAAGTTTACTGGTAATAACTACTTAAAGACTAGCTTTGAAGGATCTGTAAAACGTATTCACGATTTAGAAAAATTAGTACGTACAGATGTTAACGTTGTTGCTAATACTGAAACAAATTCAAATAGATGTTATGTTACTAACTTATTCAACGGTGACAGAATGTTCTTTGTAGATGCAGTGTTAAACTTCAATAGTAACAAAGCTACTATAAAATTAATAGATCATTCTGACGCTACTAAGTTCAAGAAGACTTACAATAACAATCCTTGGATAGAAGATCCAGTAGCTGTAATAGAAGACAATACTCTATATATCTATTATGATTACTTAGCTATGAGTAGTAATAGCTATTCTGTAGATATTACCTATATTAAGTTTCCTACTAAGATAGAAGACTTACCAGCTGAAGGTATGAGTGAAATACCAGAGTATATGTAGTTTGAAGTAATTAACAGAGCTGTAGAACTAGCATTAGAAGACATTGAGTCTAAGAGAATATAGACTAAATCACAGTTGAACCAAATAGATGAATGATTATGACAGACCGTGGATTTCAAATCGAGTTTGAACGTAGGCTATAGTTAATGGATCCTAATTTAGTTATTAAGGATAAGCTATCCTCAGACACTATTATATCATTCATTAATGAGGCAATTGATAAATTTTATAAAACAAGATACTCAGGTATTAACTTTAAAGCTCAAGGATTTGAGTAGACAGAAAAACGTATAGATGATTTGCGTACTTTAATTCGTAAAAGAAACTATTCAAATACTTAGATATCCAAAGGAACTAAAAATTCATATTCTGTTGAATTACCAGATGATTATGTATTATTACTTGGAGATACTGCTGGTATACAGCCGAGTGATGAATATCCTAACGAATGCTGGGAAAAAGACGATTTAGGTGCATATATAGTTAAGTATACAGATACGTTAGAATCTACAATTGAAACATTAGATAGACAATTAAGTAATTCACTATCTGAACACAAATTAAAATATTGTCAAGCTAGACCTTTAAAGTTAATTCAAGATAATAATGTAATATTATACACAGACGGTAAATATAAAGTAAGTGAATATGAGATTACATACTTAGCTAAACCATCTGAAATTAATTCAAGTAATATTACTAATACAGAATATACAGATTTGCCAGAACATACACATATGGAAATTGTGAAAATGGCAATCTAGATTTATCTTGCTACTAAACCAATGTAGCATTATGATGCTTATTCCAACGAAATTGCTTCAATGGAATGAGAAAGTATTAATTATTTTTAAGCGTTTGTCTGACGTGGAAATCTGCAATAAGGAAAGTAGAAAGACAAACAAAGACAGCGCGCATTGTCTAATCCGTTAATTATGGACGAAAAATTATATTGTCACGTTTGTAAAGAATTCAAAGAGACTTCTCAATTTTCTCCTTGTAAGAAAGCTAAACTCAGAAATGGAAAAAGTTATGTATGTAAATAGTGTCAAGCTTTAGCTTAGAGACAAAGAAGAGAGAAACAAAAAGATATAGATTTATTAGATTTTACTTTAAAGAAAAGATTGTATGATGCTTAGAATAGAGCTAAGTCTAAAAATCAATACTATGATATTGATCTAGAATTTCTATATCAATTGTGGAATTAGTAGGAAGGTAAATGTGCTTTAACTGGAATACCAATGACTACAACAAAACACGGTAGAACTAACACTAATGTATCTATAGATAGAATAGATTCTTCTAAAGGTTATACTAAGGATAATATTTGGTTAATATGTTCTGCTGTTAATTTTATGAAATCAAATTTGAATTTAGAAGAATTTAAACAATATTGTTAGGCTGTAATTAACTATAAAAAATAAAAAAAATTATATATGATTACTAGAACAGATACCGTACTTATCGGTAAAACATGTCCAGCATCTTATACTACAGTAGATAGTCTTACTCAGGGTGCTGTAGCTCTGTTCGATGAGAATAAGAGCTTGATTAAAGATGAAGCTAGTGCAGTAAAAGCATCTACAGTATATATTGGTGTAGTTGGTGATAATATGACTATCGCTTTACCTAATGGTACTAGTGCTACTAAACGTTCTGTAGAGTATTCTAACGCAATTCAGAAAGCTTCTAAACCTTCTTACGTAATTGGTGATTATGTTGCACCAGTTCAAGAGAAAATCGAAATTGATTTAACTAGTGCTACTGTTGTTATCGGTCACAGATATGTTTTGCGTATTGTTTACAAAGACATGTATGAAGCTCCGGGACAATTCACTCATACCTATGAAGCAATTGCTACAACTGAAACTGCTGATGATTTGGGTAACGCATTGTTGAAGAAGATTAACAAACATACAAATCGTAGAGTAACAGCTACATTTGCAAGTCATAAATTGACACTTACAGCTCTTCCTAAAGATGATAATGAAGGAGTTTACTCTTTGAATGAGTATTCTGTAGTTTCTATGGAAGCTTCTCTGTATGTTACTATTCCTGGTGCATTGTTGTCTAATGTTCCTGAAGCAGTCCCTGGTGCAACTATTACTAAGACTGCTGGTAAACCTGGTAAAGGTTACTGGAAACAAGTACGTGATATGGAAGTACGTATGTTGGGTTATAAGGGTCATGTATTCACAGATGCATATCCTATCATTGAACCTAAACGTAATGTTACTGAAGGCGCATCCTACGATTACATTACTATTGAGAATGACAACTTGTACTTGTCACCTGACAATCAATACATTAAAACTACGCCGTTAACTACTGAATTGTATGTTGAAGAATCTGCTAACTTGAGTGCTTCTCAGTTTGTTAAGAATCTCAAAGCATTTATTACAGGTGTTAATAGTGCAGCATAATACGGTTTCTTTATTTAAAAAAACCAGGCGAGGTTGAGGTTTATCCTCGGCTTCGCCTTTTTAATTTTTTGTAGATATGAAAATAATTAATGCAACATTAAATAACGATACTATAACTATAACTTTAGATGCTAAGGCTAATGTACATAAGATTTATCTAGATTCAATAATAAATCAAAAGAATATGTATTCTGATGAAGATGAGAAACATACTTATGTAATATCTGACTTTGTTACTTAGGATAATACTGTTATTGTTGATATTACTGAGTATAATGAAACTTCTTTTGTAGTAAGCGTTCTTACATCAGAGGGTAATAGAGATGAAGCTATAGCAATAGATCAGAATGAATTATATTTAGCTAAAGTAAATCTACTTACTACATATTGTAATACATGTTTAGATAAACATTAGAAGCATATAATAATGATGTGTGATTTTAGATCATAGTTATTGTAGTATGCTTTAGAGCGCAATTTTACTAAAGATGCTATTGAACATTACATAGATCTTAGTAGAATGTTAGGTATGATAGATTATCATAATTGTAGTAAGTGCCTATCTCCTAATAAAGTGTGTAAATGTTGTAATGGTATGTGTGCGCTATGATAAAAGAAGAATATAAAAATGGATGCAGATTGAAAGAATAGGTAAAGTACAATATTGATTATGATGATTGCCAAATTCTTAATCTAACCTGTGCTAACTATATATATGATTTAGTATAGGAATCTTCTAAATATGAAACTAAATTAGAAGACGTTAAAAAGATGTTATACATGATAGAAAAGTTACTAGGACACGAAGTACAATATGATATTCCAGAATATCATGGAGATAATAAAAAATGTTATTTTGGTGTAGTATCAGATAATTTTGTTATTAATGAAGATAATATAAAACAATTAGATTATGTACTACAAGATACAAAAGAATTTGTTAAAAGCTTTAGTACTGATTATCAAAAGATATTATATTGTTATCCTAATGAATTTGGAGATATAAATAGCATAAAAGATCAAAATCAATTTGAGATAAAAGAGTCATTTTAGAGGAATGCTGTAACTATAGATGGTATATTATATAATGTATATATACTGAAAGACGCATCCACAGTAGATAATTATAAAATATATTTTATATGATACAGGTAGCTGATAATTTTAACTATAGAGGAAAAAAGCCGAACTTTGATAGAGATAGTTTTGATACATTATAGGATATGAAGAACTATTCTGAAAATAGTTTAGACGATGGTCATATATCTTATTGTAAAGAAACTAATAAACATTATAAGTTTAATTCTAATAATCAGTCAGATCCTACTACTGGTAAATGGGTAGAATAGCATGAAGCTGTTCCAGCTGATGAAGAAGATATAACTGAACAAAATGGCACTCTATAGTTAGCAAATAAAACTTATGATAAATAGTCTTTTAGTGGTTTAGGTAGAGTGTATCTAAGAAAGAATATAGTAGGCGATAAAAATGTTCTTACTTAGGCAATGATTAATAAAGCCAATACAATATACGTTATTCAATACGATTATGATTTAAAAGAAGCTAGTATAAATATTCCAGAAAATTGTGTTTTATAGTTTGACGGTGGTAGTTTAAGTAATGGTACAATTGTAGGAAACAAAACTAGTATCTTGTCCTCTATGTACTAGATTTTTACTAATGTATCAGTAGATGGTACATACAATGTTGATACTGCTTATTCAGAGTGGTTTGGATCTAAAGGTGATGGAATTACTGATGATAGAGAAGCTATACAAAGTGCTATTGACTTGTTACCTAATACATTGATATTAGGTAATAAAACATATATGGTTTCCTACACAGAAGGTGCTACTGCGTATTATACTGCAAACTTTAAATTACCGTCTTCTATAACTATTATAGGAAATAATACTAAGTTATTAAGAACAGAAGGCAGTAATAGATGTTTTGAAGGAAGCTGTAAAAGAGAAAACATAATTTTTTTAACAGAAAATGTACAATTTGGAAGCACTACTGTTACTGTAACAGACACATCTAAGTATAAGGTTGGTGATAAGATATTAATAGTAGGAGAGGATGGTACATCTGAAGATAAAGCTGAACCATTAAATTACGAATTTAATTATATTATTGCTATAAGTGGAAAAACTATAACGTTAAAACAACCAATTTCCTTTGGAATATTAATTGATAATTGTAATACTTAGGGTTCTATTAGTTCTGCTATAAATAATGGAAGTATTTCTAAAGTCGTAGATGGGGAAATTAAAATTTCAGGGATTGAGGATATTACAAATACTAAAAATAAAACAGATGGTTTTATTACAATAAAGTACCAAGAAAATATATTCATAGATAATGTTAAAAGTCTGAATCAACCTGTAGTTTTGTTGTAGTATAGCAATAATATTTCTATTACTAATTGTAGAGTTACAAATAAATATTCTGATGGTAAGTATTATCACAATGGTATAGTATTGTGGGAAACTAGCAATGTATTAATAAATAATTTAGAGATTGTAGCTTAGTCTAATCCAATAGTTGGAATTATTATAGAAGGTGGTATTAAAAAAATGATAGCTAGCAATGTTAAATTTACATCAACAAATTCAGATGGTAATGCTGTTTTATGTAGTGTTACAGAAGGAGCAGATGTTACATTTAACGATACTGTTTTTAACGTATTAGATTTTTCAAAATTATTAATAGCTACAATGTTAGATACTGAAAGTAATATTAGTAGTGTTAAACTACACAATGTTACTTTATATAATAATAAATTTAAATCTTTTGATACTTTTTTTAGTACTATTGGTAATAGAGTTTATTTAACTGGATAGATTACTATTTAGATTCCAGAAGATAACAGTTATGGAAAATTCAATAGTTTCAATATTGGAGAAGAATTTATAATCCCAATTACTATTCATTATAACAAAACATCTACAGCTACATCAGATATTTTATATAATTTTAACAATTTATTACTGACAAAAGCTGATTGGTATAGTGAAGAAGATGATATAGAAATAAAAGGAAATCTAATTGGGAGTAAATCACAATCTATAGTAATAGGAAAAAGTAAGACTGGCTGGAATTCTAAAAAACTAAATGTTACTATATTTGATAATACGAATTGCTATATAAGTTTTGTTCCTAAAACAACTGATACTCATGCAGAGATTAAGTTATTTATTTATGCGAGACCTTTTTTAAATAAATCTAATACTTCTACAGGGAATGCTACAGTGAAAACTATTAATATTAGAAGTTATGGAGATACTTAGCATAGACCTATTATAGATAGATGCAATATTGGTACTATGTATTTTGATACTACATTAGGTAAACCTATATTCAATAAAAATAATTCTTAGTGGGTAGATGCTACAGGAGCTACTGTATAACAATAAAACAATTAAGATATGGCATAGTATGCAACTAAAGATGAATTAAACGAACTCACTGGACTAGTAAGAACATTATAGGGCAATATAAAAACTCTAGATACTAGTGTTGGTGAACTTGATACATTAGTTGAAAGAATTAATCATTTAGCTACTCTTAAGGACGTTACTATTACTTATATTACAGAAGGAGATTTACTGTAGTATGCTAGTGATGGTACATGGCACAATATCCAACCATCAGCATTAGGTATTGGTGGTGGTGAAGGCGGTGGTGTAGTAGATACTTCTGTAGTAAAAGCTTTGATTAAATCTGAAGGTAGTAAGCTGTTTATAAGTAAACTATATGATGATGTATCTTCAGGTATAATTACTTTCAACGGTGGTTTGAGAAGTAATAAAATGACTTATCTAAATCAAGGAGTTTAGATAGGTACTTTTGTTACTGGTATGATTGGTGGTACTGGTGCTCAAATAGATAAAGACGGTAGAGGTGAAATGACTAGTCTTATTCTTAGAGAGTTCTTAGAAGTACCAGAATTGAGATTTAATAAGATAGATGTAGTAAGTGGTGAACTATGGAATTCAATAGCATTTGGTACTATTGAAGATGTAGACTTAGTTAACCAAATAGTTACATTGAAACTAGAAGAAGGTGAATATAGTGGTATACATGTAAATGATATATGTAGAGGTATATTCCATAATTTTGATGGAGTTAATAATACTGAAACTGGTACTGACGATTGTGGGTTTGATAAAGTACAAGGATTCTCTACAGCTTATTTTACACCTATAGAAGTACTAGATGCTAGAGGTAAACAGTTTAGGTATTCATTAAAACAAGGTACTACACAGCATCCTTGTAAGGCAATGAAGTTTGCCGTTTATGGTAACTTTACTGATGAAACTAGAAGATCTAGTGCTTATGCTACTCGTACATATAAACGATATTTAAAAGGTGTAAATACTTGGGCTCTTAACTATACTAACATAGCTTCACAGTTTGGTAACTTAAACGGTCTTACTATACCAGGAGCTCCTAATAATGGTCAATTACAAGGTGATGGTGCATACTTGACTAATGTATATATGACTGGTTCTATTATTGAATTTACACCAGAATAGTTAGATCAATTACATGGACAAGATGCTTATGCTGTTTCACTTAGTAGTGAGTTTGGTACAGTAATTGTAGATAATGAATTTAATATCATTGAAGATTATAACCAAACTAAATCTCTTACTTTTGCTGTACAAGCTTGGAAAGGTAAAACAGAATTAACATATAGTACAGTATATAATGAAGGAAGTTACTTTGTAGAGTATACTCCAACAGGTGTAGAATGTACTATGCAAGATGGTGTATTCAAAGTAACTAAGATAACTAATATCAATGATATGCGAATTGATTTAGTTATTAACTGTGAAGGAGCTATATCAGTAAATAGAAGATACAATATGAGTTACCAACTTGAAGCTAACGGATTGTGGGTAACTTATAATGATAATGATGCTACACCAGATAGACCTGTTGGTGATGGTACTTCTTATGGATGGCATAGAAACTATACAGCTTCAGCAATCTGGATGTCTACTAAGAGTTCTCGTAAAGTAGATGAAGGAGAATGGGGCGATCCTAATAGATTCCGTGGTGCTTCAGTAGAAGGAGCAGATGGGCAATATACAGTATTCTGTTATACTAATTCTAGTGTACAACCACCTAAGCCTACTAGTTCACAAATACCTCCTGTAGATGATAACTATACTTGGTACATGTATCCACCTAAGAGAGAAAGCAAAGAAGTATTTACTTGGATGATACAAGCTACTGTATATCCAGATAAATCATTATCAGGTTGGACAGATCCTATTAGACTTACTGGGGAAACAGGTGAAGACGGTTCTGATGGTACTAAGCTTGAATTTATTTATCAAGTAACTAGTGTTAATGAAGCTCCTGATAAACCGGATACATCTTAGCAAGACGATTACATACCATTCGGTTGGTCAGATAGTCCTCAAGGAGTATCTAAAGAGAAAATGTATGAGTGGGTATCACAACGTGAAAAGAAAGCTGCTAAAATTGGAGAAGGTGTATGGGGAGAATTTACACAACCAGTGTTGTGGTCCAAGTGGGGTGAAAAAGGTATGGATGGTGATGGGTATGAATATATATTTACTCGTACTGCTGACGTTGATAGAGTACCACAAACTCCTTCATCTATTCAATAGAATGACTATATTCCAACTATATCTAATGGTGGTTCTAAAGACTATAATTGGTCTGATGATCCAAAGGGAGTAAATGAGGATTATAAAGCAGAATGGACTTGTAAACGTGTACGTACAGATGGAGTATGGTCTAACTTTAGTACACCAGCACTATGGTCTAATTGGGGTGAACAAGGTTTATCAGGTGGTCATTATCAATATAGATGGAAAGTGTCTGCTACTAAACCTGCTATTCCAACAGATACAGCTGCTTCAGGTTGGACTACTGATAGTGAGATAGTTCCACCAGAAGGACAATATGTTTGGTAGATTCAACGATTTGCTAATCCAGATGGTACTTTAACAGCATGGTCTAACCTTATACGTCTTACTGGTGCTGACGGTGAAGATGGTAAAGATGGTAACAGCATTGAATTTATTTATACTAGAAATGCTGATGGTAAAACTCCTAGTACTCCTGCTAGTGTAAATCAAGCTGGTCATATACCTAGTGGTTGGTCTAATCATCCTCAGGGTGTAACTGCATCTTTAGTATATGAATGGGTATCTCAGAGATACTTAGATAAGGCTACACAAGTATGGGGTAACTGGTCTACTCCTGGTATATGGTCTAGATATGCTGAAAGAGGTAAAGATGGTGATGGTTACGAATACATCTATAAGAGATTCTCTAACTATGTTGGTGGAGATAGTTTAGGTCCTGGTGGTTCTAATTACCCACCTGCAAACGTAGATTCTAGTGAATATCAAGCTGATGATTATGTACCTAGTGGATGGGATGATAATCCAGTTGGACCTACTGAATCTATACCTTACGAATATGTTTGGACTAGAAAGAAAGAGAATAGTAAATGGCAAGCTTGGAAAACTGGAGCACTATGGGCTAAATGGTCTAAAGATGGTGAGCCAGGTAAACCAGGTCAAGACGGTAAACCAGGTGAACCTGGAGAACCAGGTAAGCCAGGATCTAATGGTTATAGTATAACTGTTAACGGTTGTCCTTCTGCCATTAGATCTTCAGAGGGATTCCTACAAACTACAAATGTAAAATTAAGTGCCATAAAAGTTAGAGTTGATGATAGTGCTACTAGTTCTGTATCAGGATATTGGAAAAGCTATTATTTAAACAGTTCTGGTTCATGGCAATAGATCAACAGTACATCTGGCACTACGTTTACTTCTACATGGAATTCATCACTATCTACTACAAAGTTCTGGTTTGGATTTACTACAGATAGTGGAGATTACAGTTCGTTAAGTCCTACTAGTCAATATAAAGTATGGTCAGCTGAAGTTCCAGTAGTATTTGATGGAGATGTATCAAATATAGATGAGACATACACTATAATGAGAGATAGAGGACAATGGAGATCTGGAGTACAATACTATCATGACAAAGCATCAAATGCAATAAAAGGTCAAGATGTATCTAGTGTAACTAATTATTACTTACAGTCAACAGATCAAAGTGTATCTTATGATACTACTAATTGGTCTACTAATGTACCTACAAACACATACGCTCAAGGTAAATTACACTCTTATAGTAAGATAACATATTCAGATGGTACTATTACTAAGACAATACCTGAAGTATTATTAACATATTCTAATTCTAGAGTAACATCTGTTACACAATACTTTGCAAATTCAACTAATACATCTGTTCCTAGTGAAGGTTGGTCTACTAATAAGCCTGCATTAAACAAAGATAAACCTTATTTGTTTAGATACTTTACTGTTAATTATGTTAATAGTAACTCTCAATCTACTAGTACTAATTCTACTAAGAAAGCAATAGCTAGATATTAGAATGATTATACTTAGTATTAGAACTATAATAATTTAACTATTATAGATTATGTAGTATATCAAGGTAATGTGTACTTAGCTAAACAGAATAATACTAGTTAGACACCCAGTATGACTAGCAGTTATTGGAATATATCTTCTAAGCAAGAAATACTAACAGTAAATAACTTACTAGCTAATAATGCTAAGTTAGGTGACTTTAACTTTAGTGGAAGTGTATTTACTTCTAATAATGGTAAACTGTCAATGAATAGTAATACTGGTAGGTTTGTTTGTACAGACGTTAATATTACCGGTAGCATAACAGCTACTTCTGGTACATTTAATGGTACTGTAAATGCATCTGGTGGTAATTTTAGTTCTGTAAAAATAAATAGTGGTCAGATTGCTGGATTTGAAATAAGTGGAAATCATATTGGTAGTAGTGCAACAGCAAGTGGTTCTGGTGGTGGTCTCAGTATAAATCCAGATTTCATTAGAGTTGGTAATAGTACATCATATGTTATGATAGGTAGCGATACTGTTCCTGCTACAGTTGGTGGTGCTTTTACAGCCACAGGTAGATTTGTAAATCATAATTACAATGCTTCTACGGCTTATGGTTTCGATTCAGCTAATTATGGTTTATATGTAGATGTTGCAAATGGTACTAAAAATTATGCATTATATTCACCAAATGCTGCTGTTAGAGCAGCTGCTGTATATGGTGATACTATAAATGTAGTAAATATTACTGGTAGTACTTATAAATTAGATATGAGTAAAGGTAATATAATAATGATTAGAGCCAATAGAGAATATACCGTTAACCTTCCAAATGCTAATGCAGTAGCTAGTATGTTTGGGTACAACAGCTTACCTACATACTTTGCAATACATGTTAGAATTATGATTCACCCAGATACTTCTGGTGTTACTATATCTGGTTACTTTAGACCAAATAATACTGTAAATCAATCTGTATATTTACATCCAGGTAACTCTATGGGATTCTTAGTTACTAATTATCCAAGTTTTAGATGGGTAGAAACAGATTATGCAGGACAATAATTTTAAATAGTATTTATTATGAATATTGATTTTAAGAAATTTAAAGTGTACGATACTTTAGATAAAACAACACCTATTATATTAGATATATCTAAAGAGTTAGCTAACGGTTTATACAAGACTGCACAAGGTATAGATGGTCACGCTTTAGCATTAAAAATATATAATTCTACAGGTGAGGAAGATTATAATGATCTAGAAATAGAGTTAATAGCTAAATATGCTAATCAATATGGTACTCCTTTCTTTATAGACGCTTTAAACAGTATTAAGAATGAACAATCAATTACACAATCAGATCAAACAGCTGAGTGATAGAGAACTACTAGAGGGCATCTATTAGATGCTCCTAGTAGTAATGTAGGAACAATTAATCAGCGATAGTAAATAGTTAGGTATAAATGTTATAGCTGATTTATTAGTAGATAATATGTATAGAAATAGAGAAAGAAATGAAAATAATAACAATGCGCCATATCTTGGGCAACAAAGTATTGTAATATGATGTTGATGACAGAGGAGTTATCGTAGATGAGAGAGAAATTGATAGAGACGATATGTCAAAGCCTGTAGATGTTTATGCGGTAAATTTTAATGACTGGAGACCGCATCCCTCTGTAAATGCTGATATAATTATAACAAGCACCTCATTTGTCATAACTAGATTTGCTACACTGAACGATACAGTAAAATGCTACATTCCTGACCAAACAAAAAATTTCCCAGGAATGAAAGTGGAAGTGAAAGGTATAGTTGACGGTCAGGAATTATACTGGGGATATAGTGCTGATGTGAAATTAGTCAATATCACATCAGACGGAACCTATGATATTCCGCCATTGGAAACTGTAAAAGGTAATCTGTCATTCAGAAACGGTAATATTGTCGGTCCTTGTAATATAATCATCACTTAGCTACCGTTACGACAACAATGAGTTAAATGAAATATTAAATAGCGAAGTATGGACAGAAATGAATTAATAGATAAATTAAAACCTTATTTTGAAGTAAGTGAATTAGTATGCCCTCATTGCTACTCCAAGTTTGGTGAATCTTCATGGTAGTTTATAAGTACTGAATTACTTAGTACTTTGTATATACTACGTACTAAGATATTCAATAAACCTATTACTATTAATACTTGGAAAGCAGGTGGGCAATTCTCATAGAGAGGATTGCGTTGTAATATGTGTTAGTTAGTAAAGAGTAAAAATAATGTTTACTTATCAGCTCACGCACTTGGTAAAGCGATAGATTTTAATGTAAAGGATTTAGATAGTAATACAGTAAATAATATAGTAAGATAGAATGCTGAATTATTTGAATATCCTATTAGATTAGAAGCTAATACAGACGGGTGGAGTCACATTGATTGTTACGTACCTAAGGACTCTTCTAAGAAGCTTTTAGAGTTTAATGGATGAGTTGTTCATTTAATAAAGAAAATGGCTTAAAACGCCTTAAAATGCGTTATGGAAAAAGAAACTATTTTATATAATATATTATATGTGGATAATAAAGCAAGAACAATTATTCCTGAAATAGTTAATGCTTGGAATCTTACTCCACATAGATTTATTAAGTCTGGTGAAACTGTATCTATTGATATTAATCGTACTCTGTATATTATAAAAGGATTTAGTTCATCAGATTATGTGCACATAGATGTAAAGTAGGATAGAATAGATATTACATTAGATCCTAATGATACTAATGCTACTAGATAGGCTAGAGTATCTTTAAATATAAGTGATCCTACTGGAACTCATAAGTTATTACAGTTTGTAATACATTAGAATTAATAATTAAAATATACGTATATGACAAGAATAACAAGAAGCTATATAGCTCCAAATCCCAAAGAGTTTGATTACTGGGTTGACTTAGCAGCAGATCCAAAAGGTAATGTAATTAAGTATTATGCAGGTAGTAGCAAATGGCTACCAATAAATGATGATACAGATAATGATCAGAGTGCTAAGATTGCTGCACTTGAATCAGGTAAAGTAGATAAAGTAGAAGGTAAAGAATTGTCTAGTAATGACTTTACGGATGCATATAAAACTAAACTAGATGGTATTGCTGCACAAGCTAATAAATATGTTTTACCAACAGCTACAGCTGAAATTATTGGTGGAGTAAAGGTAGGAGCAAATATTTCTTATAGTAACGGTACAATTAGTCTTAGTAAAGCTAATGTGACTAGTGCATTAGGATATACACCTCCTACAGCAGATACTAAAGTGACTATAAATAACACTTTAACAAGTACTAGTACTACAGAAGCTTTAGCTGCTGCTCAAGGCAAAGCTTTAAAAGATTTAATTGACGCATTAACTACAAGAGTTGCTGCATTAGAAACTCCAACAGCTTAATATAACAAATACATATGGTAACAAATAGGATAATATTTTTTGCAACATCTGTTCAACCTAATCCAGAAGAAATAGACTATTGGGTTGACTTATCTGATAATCCTTATGGTGGTAGCATTAAATATTTCAATGGAACCGAATGGGTAAGGCTAGCTGCCTCTGGTGGTATGCCTGATCTTAGCAACTACTATACTAAAACATAGGTAAACAAATTGCTTAATGATAAAGCAAACATTAGTGATGTAGATAGTAAAGTAGATGATGAAGAAGTAAAAGATGTAATAAAGGATATACAATTTAATACTTCAAATCCTAATGGCATTACTATGGTAATGTTTAAGTATGATGGAAGTAATGATTCTATATCTTTACCTATAGCATCTACTGGATCAGCTGGTATTGTCACATCTAAAGACTTCTTAGACTTTGTTAAACAACATCAGTTATAGGAACTTCATACTGAGATGATTGATACCTTTGCTGATGTTCGTGCAAAGTACTAGAAGAAACTCATTGCTGGTTTAAACATTGAAATTGATCAAGAAACTAATGTGATTAGTGCATCTGGTGATCTAGCTGTACAATGGGATAATATTACTGGTAAACCAGATTTTAAACCAGTAGCTACATCTGGTGATTATAATGACTTAATTAATAAATTAAAGCCAGGTAAAGATGTTAGTATTAGTGAAGATAATACGATTAGTATTGCTATTGATTCAGATTCATTAGAATAGTCTTTAGCTACTTTACAAAGTAATATAGATAAAGAAGCTGCTACTGCTCGTGCTGCTGAAACTAAATTAGGCAACGATATAGCTACTGAGAAGAATAGAGCTCAATCTGCTGAATAGACTATTAGTACTAATTTACAGAATGAAATTAATAGATCTACTCAAGTAGATACTCAACATACTAATGCTATAAACAAAGAAGTACAAGATAGAAAAGAAGCTATTGCTACAGAAGTTAGTGATAGAAATGCAGCTATCTTAGTAGAAACTAATAGAGCTAAAGCTAAAGAAGAAGAGTTAGACAATAAGATTACCGATCATACTACTGCAACTAATGCAGCATTAGCATTAAAAGCAGATAAGTCTGATACTTATACTAAGGCACAAGTAGATGCTAAATTATCTGGTGCTTATAAAGTAAAAGGATCTAGTACGTTTGAAGCTCTACCTAAAGACAACAATGTAGTTGGTGATGTATATAATATTATTAATGCGTTTAATTTAGGTGGTAAGCATTATGATGCTGGTACTAACGTAGTATGGACTGAAGATGGTTGGGATGCTTTATCAGGTTCATTTGATACTACTGCTATTGAAGGTAGTATTCAAGAAGTAGCTGATAACTTAGCTCAAGAGATACTTGATAGAACTCAAGCTGATACTACTATTAATAACAATGTGTCTTCACTTACTAATAGAGTAAAAGTGAATGAAGATAAACTTACTATTATTAATGGTAATGAATCTACTACTGGTTCTATAGCTAATGCTATTAAACAGGCTAAGTCATATACAGATACAACTGTAACAGCTGAATAGACTAGAGCAGAGAAAGCAGAATAGAAACTAACTAGTGATTTAGCTAGTGAAGTAACTAGAGCTAAAGGTGCTGAGTCTGCTAATGCTACAGCTATAGCAAATGAAGTAGAAAGAGCTACTGGTGTAGAAGAGACATTGAATAGTAATATTACTCAACTGTAGACTCAAAAAGTAGATAAAGTTGAAGGTAAAGGTCTTAGTACTAATGATTATACTACTCCTGAAAAGAATAAACTAGCTGCTATTGAAGCTGAAGCTAATAAGTATGTATTACCTGCTGCTACAGCTAGTGCATTAGGTGGTGTTAAGATAGGTAGTAATATAACACTAGCAGATGGTGGTACTATCAGTATAACTAAAGCTAATGTAACTGGTGCATTAGGTGTAGATCCTACTACTACTTATGTAAAGAAAGCTGGTGATACTATGACAGGAAGTCTTTTCATTGAAACTACATCTGAAATTAATTTATATAATACTATTTCTGTACCATCTAGTAGATATGCGGTGTTGAGATTAAAAAGTGGTGATAACTATTGGGATGTTACTACAAAAGGTACTGATGGGTTGCTATTACAAAAACAAGGTGCTTCTGATGTGCAATTAAAATTAGATACATCAGGTAATGTTAGTATTCCCGGGTATTTCAAATCTACCGTAGCTACAGGTACTGCACCTATACGAGTATCTTCTACTACTCTATGTACCAATCTGAATGCAGATATGGTAGATGGTGTTAATGTTAAAGATATTGAACATACATTATACATATAGTCAACTACTAAAAATTATTTAAAGATTTAGGTTAATCATAAGTATTTCCCTAATAGTTATAAAGTTGTTGAATATTATGATGGCTACATTTATGTTTATTAGTTATTAATAAATGCTTATTCTCCAGAATTTACCGATCTTTAGCTCATTAGTGGAAAAGTACATACTGGAATTAAAACATTTTATGATTTGACTAAATGGTATATAGAAACTACAGAATCTGGAATGAACATATACATATATCAACCTGAAAATAGTAATTTTAAAATATACGGAGTTATACATGGAGAACCTGAATCTCCAAATGTTCAATTTAGTGTTGTTAGTTCATTACCTAGTAATGTAGTAAGTAGACATATTACATTCAATGTAACATCTTAGAATTTAGAAGAGTTTGATTGGTATGGAGTATCTTGGTCAGAAACATCATCTAATCCAGATTGTACCCGTATTGGTAATATGGATATGCATAGATCATTGCCTATATAGAGTATGATGAAACCATTTGCTTTTTAGACACAACCTTTGTATAAAGACTAGTTTGTTCCTATGAAGGAGAATTTTTCTGAAGCAATGTATGGACACGTAAATAATGGAGAAGCAGGATAGGTAGCATCTACAGTAAATGTTATGATTAAGATACCAGAATTTTGGTATGTTGATGATTATACTCCAGGTACAAAAACACACAATTTAAAAATATGTCCTCACGCTAAACCAGGATGGTATCACCACAAAGAAGCATATGTTAGTGCATATGAAGCATTCAACTTTAATAATAAAGGTAGATTAGTAAGTATGAGAAGCGTTGTTCCTACTGTTAATTTTAACAGAACTAATGGTAGAACTTGGGCTAGAGCTAATGGATTTGATGGAGAAGCTAAATGGAATCTTTATACATATGAAGAACATAGAGCTATATGTCATTTGTTCTTAGTAGAATATGCTACTAGAAATTCACAAAAGGCTGTTAATACTAAACTAACTCCTGAAGGATTTAGACAAGGTGGATTGGGTTCTGGTTGTACTACAGGAACAGCAACTATCAACGGAGCTCAAACTTGGTCGTTTATACCAACAGGAAGTTCTGATAGCTTAGGTAGTGGTTCTGGTGAAGTTACAGTAACTATACAATAGACAGATTCATCTGGTCATAATACTTCTACTATTACACGTAAATGTAACAGATATAGAGGAATTGAAAATCCATTTGGTCATATATGGAAACATACAGATGATATTATTAGTAAATATGAAGCTCCATATCGTACTTGGTATAAATCTGTAAAACCTGATCAATTCGCCACTAACAAAAACAATAGTTATAAACCTTTGTGTAGTGTTGATAATGTAAATGTTGGTTATAAAACTGAAATTAAAGCTACACCCGCATGTGATTTCTTTTCTATGTCTGTTTCAGGTGGTTCAGAAACTACATACTGGTGTGATTATAACTGGGATAATACTGATGCTTCAGAACATTGTTTGTTAATCGGTGGTCACTCTGACGGTGGCGGCTCGGCGGGTCTATTCGCTCTTGCTTCCGGTGATGGGGTTGGTTCTTCCCTTGCTGCTATCGGTTCTCGATTAACATATCTCCCGTGGGCGGAGTAATGACTTAATTATGCAATACGGTATAGTTAAGTAATACCCACAGGTTGCTTCTCTAGAATTAGAACGAGTATGCATTATTAGTTTTAAGTAAAAAAGTAGTAACTCTGACAATAGCAGCAAAGCAGGTCTATTCAATCTTAATTCCAATAATGAGGTTAGTAATTCCAATGCTAATATCAGTTCAATGAAAATTGCGTATCATAATATTTTCAGCCTATCATATAATAGCCAACTACTGAGAAGGACCTTACCACTTGGTAAAAGATATAAATAATTTATTAAGGGTTAGTAGCGAAATATCGAAAGCTCTTTGTAATTTCAGACTATGAAGAAGTTTAAGAATTTATATTAGAAGATAACAAATTTAGATAATATAAAGCTAGCACATCATAATGCTAGAAAGAATAAAACTCATAGAGACGATGTAAAGAAAGTAGATGCAGATATAGAAAGATTTTGTAAGTAGATACAGGATATGTTGGTTAATCATACTTATAAAACTTCCGAGTATTTTACTTTTAAATTATATGAACCTAAAGAAAGAATAATATTTAAACTACCTTACTTTCCAGATCGTATAGTACATCACGCTATTATGAACATAATGGAACCTTTGTGGATTAATTAGATGATACCTTAGACTTATAGTTGTATCAAGAAAAGAGGAATTCACAAAGTTCTTAAGTAGATATAGCATGATCTAAAAGATAGAAAGAATACTAAATACTGTCTTAAAATAGATATTAGAAAGTTTTATCCTTCAGTAGATCACGATATATTAAAACAGATAATTAGAATAAAGGTATCAGATAGAGAACTGTTATAGTTGTTAGATGAAATAATAGATTCATCAGATGGAGTGCCTATTGGTAATTACTTATCTTAGTTCTTTGCTAATCTATATCTATCTTACTTTGATCACTGGGTTAAAGAAGATAAAAACATAAAGTATTATTATAGATATGCAGATGATATAGTAATACTTTATAAAGATAAATAGTCTTTGCAGACATTACTTAGAGATATAAAGTAGTATTTAAAAGATAACTTAAAACTATAGTTAAAGAATAACTATTAGGTATTCCCAGTAGAAAGTAGAAGTATAGATTTTGTTGGATATAAAATATATCATAATTTTACTTTAGTTAGAAAAGCATTAAAGAAAAGATACTGTAAGAAGAATGCTAAACTGAATAAAAGGAGTACTAACTACAAATATTATAGAAGAAAAATGGCTAGCTACATAGGATGGTTTAAACACGCTAACTGTTATTCTTTACTTACTAAAACTATTAAACATAAAGAGCTATTAGATTACCTGGATATACGTAAGGGAAATAGAACATACGAATAATGAGTACGTTATAGTTATATAATCGCAGAGACTTTAACATATGCTAGCAGTAATAAATATTGACTAGCATTTTTATTTCAGATAAAATTATTTTAAGTTGTGTTGAGTAGAAGTTTATATATAATGAATCTTGCAAGACGTATATTTGCTAATGGATATCAATCTATAGTAGGTTGGTTAACAGGTATGGCAACTATACTAGCACCAGCTGCACCATTAATAGGTGTATCGTTTCTATTCATAATATTAGACTTAATCTATGGGTATAAAGTATGTAGACAAGTAACTCATAATAGTTATTTTGAATCTGGTAAGTTTTGGTCTACTATTGAGAAACTAGGATTTGCAGCTATAATGATAGCTGGATTTACTTTATTAGATAAGTTTATATTTATGACATATGCTGATCTGGTGTTAGCTAAAGTTGCAGCAGGAGCAGTATGTTTTGCAGAAATAATATCATTATTAGAATCTAGGAAAGCATTAAAACCTAATTCATTAGTTACAAGACTCTTCACAAAGATTATAAAGTCGAAAGCAGAAAAATATTTAGATGTAGATATAACAGACATCTTAGAAGAACAAAATACTATTACAAATGATACCAATACTGATAAATCTAGCAAAAAGATTAACAAGTAACATTATCGGTTGGTTTAAAAGAAATTACAAAGCAATGGCAGTGATTATCATTACGATTCTCGCTGCCATTTGTTTTTATTAGAATAACTAGCTAGATAAGAAGAATAGAGAACTAGATAGAGTAACTAATAACTATCTTTACTATGAATAGCTAGCAACATAGTAGAAGAATGATAATAGAGTTCTATAGCTTACTCTGGATGAATTTAAAGAAACCAAAGATAGCTTGATACAAGAAGTACATGCTACAGTAAAGAAATTAAAAATCAAAGAGAAGGAGTTGAAATAGGTACAGATATAGGAGTAGAAAGTAGTACATGATACTACAGTAGTAGTTAGATCAACTGACTTTAAAGTGGAAATCAAACCAAATAATTTGACATCAATTGTAATAAATAAAAGAGATACGCTCCTAACACATAGTATCGACATTCGCAATACACAATCACTATTTATTCATACTAAAAAAGAATATAAGCGTAATTATAAGAATTGGTTTTAGCGACTCCTTCACTTTGATTTTAAAAAACGAACTATTTATAAGTACCAAATTGATAACAGTAACAAGTTAATCAATGTAGAAAATACTAGAATAATAGATTTATCAAAATGAACTTTATAAGTCGAATAATTAAATCAATTAATGCAATGAGAGAAAGACTGAAAATAGAGCGTCATGAGGCTATGTATGGTCCACACTTTAATGAAGAATGTGCACTAAAAGCAGTCTCAAAGATGGAAAACGAAGATGGCTCTCGTGGAGAACATTGGAGTTTAGAAGAAACTACTTCAATCGCTAACCAGTACGGAATCAATCTGAAAGGTGAGAAATACAACAAGTATGATTGGTACGTTGCTCTCAATATGATACGTTCAGACTATTATCGTGCAGTTGTTACTATGACAAGCAGTGATCACATTAAGTACTTTGTAGAACTAGCAAAAGCTTGGTTGAATGATAAAGACATAGAAGAAGGAAAGATGTGGTATTACTATTGCTATATTATGTGTGATAAATTGCGCAAAGAAGCTAAGACGATGTTAATGCTTGAAGACGATGAAGATGAAGAGCATGAGTATCGTTACGCTCGTGGTGGTAGAGGACGTGGAAGAGGTAGAGGAGGAAGAATGACTCGCTACGGTTATGACTATGACGAAGACGATGAATATTTAGATCGTGAACGTGAAGAGGAAAGAATGCATAGATATGAACCTATGTATGAAAGAAGAATATCAAGATATTAATTTAATCAAAATTTATGAGAACTATGTACGAACCTGAAAAAATTTTAGTACAAAACGCTGGTATAGATCCAGGTGTAGCTGCACTTTTGCAGAATGCAAACAAAGGTAATATGGACCCTGCTGCTCTTATGGCTATGATGAACAACGGCGGTTTCGGTGGAAACGGCGGTTGGTGGTGGATTTGGATCATCCTAATCTTCTTCTGCTGGGGCGGTTTTGGAGGTAACGGTTTTGGTAGAGGTAGTGATGATGCTAGTCGTCTTGCTTCTCAGTTGAATACCGATACTAATACAAGTCTGTTAATGCAGGCTATTCAAGGTAACAAAGATGCTATCAGTTCTTTGTCTAATACTTTAAATTGTGATATTAATGCTGTACAGACAGCTTTGAATACTATTAATACTAGCGTAAGTCAGATTGCTTGTGATACTAAATTGGCTAGCTGTGAAGTAATCAATGCTATTACTTCTGGTAATGCTAACTTGGCTTCTCAATTGGCTAACTGCTGCTGCCAGACTCAACGTTCAATTGACTCTGTTAATTTGAACTTGACTCAAATGAGTGCTGATAATAAACTGTCTATCTGTCAGCAAACTAATACTTTGCAGAATGCAATCACTGGTGGTTTCAATAACTTGTTAACAGATAATACTAATAAATTTAATGTAATTGGTGCTAAGATAGATGCACAAACTCAAATGATTAACGATAAGTTCTGTCAACTTGAGATGCGTGAAATGCAGAATAAGATTGACACATTGCGTGCTGAGAAGTCAGCTCTTGAATTAGGTCTATCTCAATCTGCTCAAACTGCTAATATCGTAAATCAGTTGCGTCCTTGTCCAGTACCTGCTTACTTAACTTGTAACCCATTCGGATGTAACGGTGGATTCACTGGTTACGGATACGGATATAACGACGGTTGCGGTTGTGGTTGCTAATAAGAAAGGAGGTAATTATGTTTAATCCTTTCTTTAATCCTTATCGTGTAAGACGTATTGACCAAGGTGGTATACCTACATTAGATACTATATTCTCTAATGTAGATACTACTAACAATACTGTTACTTATGGAATATGTCCATTTCAATGGAGACAATTGCCATGCAGAGGTTTAATATTATTAAATATTAATCATACTGCTACTGGTGCAACAGAAGGATCACTAGTATCTGTAGCTACTTCTGTTAGTTCTAGTTAGGTATCATCTAATCCAACTAGTGTAAATACTAATAGTGGTAAAGCATTACTAAATGGATCTGGTGATTAGATGCCAACAGAAGAAATTTCAACTGGTAATAAATATCTAATATACTATGATAAACGTACTGGAGTATTTCAGACTATAAATCATATTGTAGCACCAGCTGCTTAATAAAAAACTTAGGGCTACTGTAAAAGGTAGCCCTACTAAAACCAATTCAATTATGTTATTTAGTCAATTAAAAATAGGAGATCACGTGCACGTATTAGAAGTTCTAGGAACATTTAAAAAGACTACTGTTTATAGTCTTGGTTCCATTACTTAGGTTTCAAATCCTTATGATGAAGCTTTGCCGCAAGGTTAGTTTCCAATACCAGGATAGAACAGACGTAAATTAGTCGATGTATTTATTAGTTGTAATGGAGAATCTAAGAAACTATCAGTACCAGCTGAACGTTCAATAATCAACGATACTTCTATAGGACTTACTGTTGCTACCAACAAAGAAGAAATAGCTAATATGGTTAGATAGAACTACAACGAATTCAAAGCTAAAAAAGAAGCAGCAAGTAAGTACGATGAAGAAATGGATAAGTGTAAAGATATTTTAGATCAACTAGAAGCACAGGTAGAAGATCCTATAGTAACAAATACTATTGACAATAGTAAAGAAATAAATGATTTAAAGAATGATGTTGCTGATATTAGGAAAATGATAGAAGATGCTAAGAAGATGTTTATGGGAGGATTCCCAAAACCACCAATGCCACCTATGCCTAATGTACCAGCTCCAATGAAATAATACTCGGCAACGCTCACAACGTTCGCTCACCTCTACGAGGCTCGCTCACTGTATAGTGGACGAGCTTTTGTTGTTTATGTATGTTAATAATATTTCCTCGCTTCGCTCAGAGTTCCTTCGCTTCGCTCGGAAAATTATTATAAAGCTTTTTAAGAAAGGCTATTAGTTTCTGTTAAGGAGTGTATCTAAGATACTATAAAAATTTACAGTAAGTCTTAAAATGCGTTTTATGACTATTATAATTATAATTTAAATATATAGATATGACATTAAATGAGCTCATTGATGATATTCTATTAGAAGCTAGAAACAACTAGATTACTGAGAGTGAAAAGCTCAGTAGATACTAGATAGAATTGTGGATTAAAACATATCGAGCTTACCTATTAAAACAGAAGTTAGATAAGGGAGAGCAATTAGACTAGATCTTCTATTAGACTATACGCATGCATTTGGATAAAATAGAAGAAGACCCAGGTCATGTAGAATACCAAGGGGATAAAGAATTGCCTACTTTACTTGGTACTAAACTTACTACTTCAGTAATAACAGTAAAGGATGCCTATGGAAACATTATTCAATTAGGTTCTGAAACTAAGATGAAATTCTAGAGATATAGAAAGTACACTTGCAAAGATTATATTGCATATGTTAAAGGTAATAGGATATATGTAGAAGGTGATGCTAATCAACTAGAATATATTGATGTAGAAATAATTGCTGAAGATCCTACTGAAGATAAACTATGTTACAATCCTGATAAGGATGAATATCCTTTACCAGCTTATATGTGGGGAACAGTTAAGTAGTTAATCTTTACTAAAGATTTCTTAACTATGAGATAGCAAGTATCTGATACTACTAACGATAGTAAGGATGATACTTAGAATGTAATGAATTAGAATGTTAACAGAAGTATAAGACGATGAATGAATTAAATAAATCAGCTAATAAAACGGTATCTTATACTATACCTTCATTCTATAACCATTACTTAAGTAGTATAGAACCAGATACAGTATACGATATAGATTATACTACTTATAGAAAGATAGTAACAGACTACTTTTATCACTTAAGAGATTAGTTATTAGAAGAAAGTAAAGAAGTTAAATTACCTTATAGAATGGGTAGTATACAAATAGTAAAGAAACAACCTAAACATTTAGACGGTAGAAGTCTTAGAATAGATTATAAAGCTACAAAAGAATTAGGTAAACTTACTTATTTACTTAACGAACACTCAGGATTCTATAAGTATAGACTTTATTGGAATAAATAGGATATGCTAGTGTCTAATAAGAGTAAGTATTAGATTGTACTTACTAGAGCAAATAAAAGACATCTAGCACAAATAATTAAATAGAATATTCACGATTACGAATAGCAGCCATGATATATAAAATGACAAGTAGTAAAGCCGTGATTGCTAAAGTAATTGCGGACTTAGGTTTAAATGAAACTGAAATACCTATTACAGATATACGTCAATGGATTGGAGAGGCTTTAATGAATATAGGTTCAGTTAATCAACTAGATCATAAAGTAGAAGTAATACCTATCAATGGTTATTAGGCTAAGTTACCATGTGATTTAGAAAGATTAAATAGTGTAGCTTACTCTACATGTGATTGTGGTGGTTGGATACCTATGAAGAAGAGTACAGGTACATTCAGTGTTTATGACAGAAAAGATAACTGCGATTGTTGTAATATGATTATACATGATGATGTATTAATACCATTAGTAAAGAACCTTCATAATCTTACTAAAGATAAAGACGCATTAGAAATACTTAATAAAGATACTAATACTAGATAGACACTTAGCACATTAATTAATAATTATACAGTTTGTAGCAAAAATGGTAGATTACAGCACACTAGTTTTAATGGTACTAATTTCAGTTATACGCCACAATATGATGTCAAACCAGGATATCTTATCTCAAATGTCCCAGAAGGATATGCAAAAATCTCATATCACGCTATCTACACTGATGAAGATGGCATGCCGATGATGCCAGATGTATAGTCTTACTTTGAAACTTGCTTTTGGTATTGTGCACAAAAGATTCTTTATATTAAGTATATAAAAGGAGAAGTACACAGATAGTTGTGGATAGATGCTAAGAACTCTTATAACTTCTATAGAAAGCAAGCATATGCTGAATCTTTGATGCCTAATCAAGATGAATTAACTAATATTAAGTATACATGGAATACATTAGTTCCAGAAATGGATGAAGAACGTACTTTCTTTAGTACTACTGGTGATAGACAATAGATTTACAATTAGAATTATAATAGATTATGGAGATAAATAGCCAAGTAAATACATTTATTGGTGGTATGAATATCGACAGTGATATTACTATGCTAGCTGATAACTAGTATAGATGGGCTGAGAATATTCGTTTACTCACAGATAATGCTGGTACTACAGGTATTCTATAGAATATAGAAGATGTAAGATAGTACGAAGGTGGTATTGAAGCATCTGAAAATATACTTGGTACAGCAGTAACTAGGTGGTACAATTCTACTAAGAAGATAGTAGAAGAATGTGGTATAGTAGTTACTATGGAATTATATGAAGGAACTTATATTAACAACATATGGGCTATAACTGATTTCAACAGTATTAAACCTACTTGGACTTTAGTAGTATCTGCTGTTATGAATCTAGTTAATAAAGTAGCTATCGTTACTAATTATGAGTCAGATAAAGTAAGTAAGATATATATATCTGATGGTACTTCTTCTATTAAATGTATTAATATATCTGCTCAATATAAGACAGATAAAACTAATCATATAGAAGATGATACTTACTTTGATCTACTACCAAGTTCTACTATTGCACCGTTTAAGTTTATTGAATTAACATCTGGTAATTTACCAGCTGGTATGATACAATATTGTTATCAATTATTTAGTGTACATGGCGGAGAAACATCTACTTCTTCATTAAGTCCTATGATACCTATATCGTCTAGTAATTCAAATTCATCTAAAACATTTAAAGGTGATAGACAAGGTGAGAGTACAGATAAAGGTTGTATGTTACAAGCTACTTTGTTTAATGATGGTAGATTTGAAAAGATAAGAATCATTAGTATTCAGTATACTAGCAATACTCAAACTCCTAAAATATATGTAATTAATGAGTTAGACTTACCTAAATCTGAGGATAATGTAATAACATTTAATTACAATGATGTTGGTAGTAGTTACGTTAATGAATTAAGTATAGAAGAATTTAATGATCTTGTTCCATTTGAATTTAATGCTAAGAGTATAGCAAAAATGGATAATAGATTGTTTGCTTCTAATGTGTAGGAGTTAACTTGGGATGTAGATTATGATGCTAGAGCATATAGATGTAATAGTAATGGTATTATTAAATTAAACTCTAGTATAAGTAATCAAGATATTACTACTACTTTTCAAGAATTAATTAGCCCAGAAACAGATTTAGTTATACCAGAAGAACATGATTGTATAAACCCAATGAATAGTTCAACGGTATATCCTAATAATCCAACAGATGAATATGCATTTGGATATGATGATAATGGAGTTATTAGAGGTGGTAGAGGTTTAAATATCAGTTATAGATTTATTATAACAGATTTGATAGAGTCTGATAATACTCCAGTAGTTGATGATGAAGGTGATAAATTTGTACCATATAGTATGAGCTTATCATCATCTAAAAAATCTTATAATACTATTAAGTTAATATGTCCTGAAACAAAAGAATTAGTACATACATTTAATAGTGATGGTAAATCTAGAATAAGAAACTATTGTGACCCTTATTACGTATCTAATTTCTTAAGTCATCAAAGAGATGAAGTATATAGGTATGGTATAATATTGTATAATAATAAGAATATACCTTCACCTGTACACTGGATTGGAGATATTAGATTCCCTTCTGCTGATATTGAAGGTTATGAACCTTTTACTTTTGGTGGAACAGTAGATGGATCTGGTAACTATGAATTAGTATCTCATCCACTTGGTATAATGTTCTATGTGAATAATCTTCCTACGGATGTAGTAGCTTATGAAATAGTAAGATGTGATAGAACATTAGCAGATAGAACAATAGTTACTTAGGGGTTACTAAATAAAACTATTAGATTCAACGGGTGGTATAATAATACTGAAGATTATAGAGCAGAATACTCTTTAGGTAGCATAGATAGAAGACCTACTATTATGCCTACTTTTAAAGAAGGTGTAGCCCCAGAATTTGTACAAGGGTTCTATAATTCAAGTAAGAATCTATTTGTACAACAAGATGCTTAGGATTAGAATCCATTTGATACATACGGTATATTTGATTTAGTAACTGCTGATATATGCTTCAATAAGGAAAAGTCTGATTCTATTGTTACCAGTGGTATGAATATTGTACCATTATATTGTGCTCATTCTGCTACATACTGTAATGACGCTAATAATAAGCATTATAGATTAGGTATTCCATTTACTAAAGTGTTAGGTAAAAGTACAAACAATATACAAAATCCATTTGGCGGACCTGTAGAATATTCTGAACATACTGGTAATAAACCAAGTGCTTCTTAGGGAGTATTTGATGGTTATGAACAAGATGGTGATATGGTAAGTGGAGGTATATGCAAATACTATCAATTCTTTGGTAAAAACTATGCTCATAAAGATAATTCTAATCTACGTCAGTCTTTCTCTATAAAAGATGTTACTAAACCAACTAATATATCTCCATATCAAGAAGCATTTGATGCCAAACAAATAGTAGATTACATAGATAGATTTGGTTTTGTAAACTATAGTATTGGTTCTAGAGAAGCTCTTGGTCCTCACGGAGTATGTTTGGCTATTAGTGCACCAGATGTATATGCTGGTAATTACACAGGAATTCGCACTACTCCTTTATTGAGAAAATATAGACACAATGCTGTATTATTCGTTAATATAAAGAAAAATACTACACAATACGGTGGTAATACTTTTATGAGTAGAAGCTATTCTATATATAACAGTACTAATACTTATGTTAAAACATCTTGGGAAGGATACGACAAAGCAATGTGCTTTGGTGGTGATACATATTTAGGAGTATTAGACTATACTCATACTATGTTATTTACTAGAAATGATCCTGATGATAGAAATGGCTTTAAGAGATATGTTGGAGCTTATATTCCACTAGAATCTAGTATAAACTTATACTATAGAAATGATGAACATTATTCTCAAGACATAGTAGAATCATCTGGAGATGGTCAAACTGGTGAAGCTAATGTTTACTTCCTAACAGATCCAGGATAGATGAATACTTTATATACTTAGAAAACTCCAATGTACGTATATAATGCTGCTTACTCTAATACTAGTACTAGTAAGAATTATATACAAAAATCTATATATGCTGAAGATGATGTTAAAAGCATGAATAGAATTACTTGTTCAGAGTTAAAGACAAATAATGAACAGACAGATAGTTGGACTAAATTTAAGTTTGCTAACTATTTAGATACAGATAGTACATATGGACCAGTTACTAATCTTAAAGTATTTAAGAACAAATTGTATTTCTTCTAGGATAGTGCTGTAGGTATAGCCTCTGTTAATGATAGGTCTTTGATTACCGATAATAATGCTGGAGCTTTAACATTAGGTACTGGTGGTATTCTTACCAGATACGATTACTTAGTTACTTTAAATGGAGATAGTATTATTAATGATAAGAGTATTACTAATTCTGAAACTACTTTGTATTGGTATGACTTAGATAAAAATGTTATATGCTCACTTAGCAATGATTTTAATGAATTATCTAAAGTAAAACAAGTATAGACATATTTAAATAGATTGCCAGATAATGCTAGAAAGAATCCAGTGTCATTCTATGATAAGAAATACAACGAAGTATGGTTTAGAATATATGATAGATGTTTAATATTTAATGAACAATTAAATGTATTTACTTCTTTCTATACTCATAATCCGAACTGGTTCTTTCCATTCTCTACTAGACTAGTAACTATTAAAAACAATAATTGTTATTACTTACATAATATGTATGATGTTAATAGTACTACTAAAGAAGAGAAAATATCTTATGTTAGATTTGTAGTTAATAAAGATATAGCATATACTAAAGTATTCGATAATTAGTGGTTCTCAGCTGAATTTGTAGACATTGGAGATGAAACTAAGCCTACGTTAATATCTGATATACACTTTAATACTAAGAATTAGGAAACAGAACCCATTGATTGGAAATAGATAGAATAGAGAGAAGATACATTTAGATTCCCAATAAGTAGAGAGAAACAAAATAATCCAGGTTAGCAGCAATAGACTAATATGTCTTATGCTGGAAGGATGAGAGGAAAATACTTAATCTGTAATTATACATTAGATTGTAATGATAACAGAGAATTTAAGCTTCCTTATGTTAAAACAACTTATAGATATTCAATGTTATAATATGAAAACTAAGAAATTAAAAAGAGTTCCTCAATATGCTTTCGGTGCTGATGCTATTTCAAACTGGGGTAATATGAGTGGAGTAGATAAAGCGAATGTAGTTACACAAGGAGTTGGTGCTGTAGGTAGTATGATAGGTAATGCTACTAGTGGAAAGAAACCTACAGCAGCTGGTGTAATAGGTGGAATAGGATCTGGAGCTGCAATGGGTGCTTCTATTGGAGGACCTTGGGGAGCTGTAATAGGTGGAGCTATTGGCGGTATTACATCAGGTATGGGATCTGGTGGTTCTGTTAATGAATAGACAGGAGAATATCAAGATCCATCTGGTATTGCAGGTCTATTTGGTCATAGCAAGAGTTATATACGTAATAAGGCTGGTAGAATTAAAAACGGTATTCAAGCCAGACAAATGTCTGAATAGGTAGCAGCTGATTACTATCAAGAAAATGGATATAATGAACTAAGCTTGTCTAAAGGTGGTGTAGTACCATCTACCATGGCTTATTTAGATGATGGTGAGATGTTAAGAATGCCAGATGGAACTATAGGATCTATACCAGAAGAAGGTAAACCTACGGATTCCAATTTATTAAATGTACCTGTTGGAACTCAAGTATTGAGTGATAAATTAAAAGTTCCGGGAACTAATAAAACATTTGCAGAAATGGGTAAGAAATTGATGAAGAAAAGCAAAAAGAAAGTTAACAACATATACGCTGAAAACAGTTAGATGCTAAATGAGAGAAACAATCAGGCGACTTATTAGAGCTTGTTAGAATAGCAAGAATCTTTAAAGAATAAAAAAAACAGTAAGAAACAATAGATACCATCTTACGAAAATGGTACTTCTGGCGTATACGGTAGAAAGAAAGTAAAATTAAAATACATATATGATCCTATGCTAGGAGGTTTTGGTTATATTGATCCTAATACTGGAGGATTTGTTGAAATGAATGATATTCGTAACGACCTTTTACCGGATTCTATGTGGATTTAGAATTACAATGATTCTGAGGATATTGAACAACCAATCACACTAAAATAGGACACTGTTTCTAAAAGTACACACAATGTGAATAAACGCGATTTTTTAAAGTTACCAAATAAAAAGATAAAGAAAAATACACCTACAATATTTAACGATCATGCTTATGAAGTAGCTGGTAAAAAATACTAGATTGGCGACACCTTTGAGTATAAAGGAAAACAATATAAAGTTACCGGAAATAACGAAGCTGTGCCAGTGAGTAAAAACGCTACAGATCTTAAAGAAATTAATGACGGATTTAATTGGAACTTGTATAGAGATGTATTTACTCAAGGTGAGCCTAGAATTATAGGTCCGTCTGGAGCAGGGAGGTACTCTACTTATTAGTAGAATAAAACTACGAACAGTATACCAAATGCAAATGATCCTTATTTTATTGGAAATATGTACATGAATGGTAATTGGGGTGACCTTACTGTTGGCAAGCGACTATCTTCTATTAATCCCGAATTTAACACACCTGCTTTGGGTGTAATAGGTACTAATACTTCTGATAGTTATTCAATCCCCACAATAACTCAAGATACCGCAATACCACAGACAGCAGTTCGTAGCACTCCAAGTACAAAAAGAAGCACAGTACAAACAAGCGTACAACAGCCTGTTTAGGAACAAGTTACTGGACCAATACAACCTTTTAGTAATGATCGTCCATCTTTAACAGAATTAACTTCTAAACCAAGTAAAGTTTTACCCAAATTGAATATTGGTAGACCGTTTGTGTACAATCCTTCTCCAGATGATGCAGTAAGTAATGGATTAGATATGTCTTCTTTATATTCTACTGTAGCTACTTTAGCTCCTCTATTTGACAGAGAACGTGCAGAAAAAGTAGATACTTACACTTATAATCCAGTATATGGTCCTACTAATTATAACATAGATCCTATACTTAGAGAAGCTACTTTAAGTGATAGAATTGCTAGGTATAATATGGCTAATATTAATCCTAACACTGGAGCTAATATGGCATTTGGTTTACAGTCAGCAGTTAATAGGAACAAAACTATTGCTAATGCTTATGCTACTAAAAATAATGCTGAAAATCAAATGGCGTTTAACAATGCCCAAATAGCTAACCAATGGGGGCAACAGTATGCTGATGCTAGACATATTGCTGCTACTGAATATGCACAAAATAAAGCAAATGCTAGAAATATAAATAGAAGAAATTTTGCTTCAGCTTTAAATAATTGGGGAGCGTCATTGAGAGATAAAAAACAAACAAGTATGGATATGGCAGCTTTGGAAATGTTACAACCCATGCTTAATTATGGTACAGAAGACAATGTACTTAATAGAGTTAATAAAATATTAAATAGAGTAAAAAATGGTTAATAGATACGATGAACCTGCTTCTTATGGTTATATTAGTCAATATGTACCAATACCGTTTGAAAAATTATACGCATTAGGTAAAGATTATGCAGACCAAAGAAAACAAGCAGAAAAAGAATTAGAAACAAATATTAAAAAATTTGGAGAATTTGTTTCACCTTCTAGTGTAGATACATAGAATTATTATAACGCTTCTATAAAAGTTCTAGATCCTCTAATACAAGAAGCTGCTGTTAACCCAAGTGTTATGAAAAACGCAGATTATCGAGCTAGATTACAAAATACTATAAACAACTTAGATTACAACTTGTTAAGTCAATATCAACAATCTGCTGAAAATCTTAGACTTCGCGAGCAAAATATAGCTAAGTTACAAGCAGAAGGTAGGTACGATGTCAACATGGACGACATTGACATAACTAATTGGAATACTAAAGATTAGGGAATAATGAATAATTTAAATCCTATTCGTTATCAATCAATTAGAGAACAAGTAGAACCTTATGTAAACAACTTGCAAGATTCGTTTTTGTATAGTAAAGGCGGATATAATTGGATTGGCGTTGATGCAGATACTGTAATAAAACAAGTAGATACCAATTGGTCATCCATACGTAATACCCCTATAGCAGAAGCTCATATAAAAGCTATGATGAAAAATGGTATGACCTTAGAGTAGGCTGAGAATGCTTTTAGAAATCAAGCTATGAATGATGCATTAGAATATGTTAGAAAGAAACCTGTAGTAGATCCATATGCTATGGCTGAATATTAGAATAGAGCTGCTATAAGATTAGCACAAGCTAGAAAAGGTAGTTAGGGTAAGCCTTCTGGTACTGTGTTAGGACTTAGTGATATGCTAACTGGATAGTACTTGAAGCATCGTCAAAATATATTCAATAGAACTTTATCTAACGATAGTAGAGACGAACTATCAGATCCTAGTTTCCTTCAGAAATATCAAAAACTTACAGAAGAATCCTAGATTAATATAGACAATCTTACTAATCAAATTATGAACAGCAATCCTAAATTTGCACAAGCTGTAGAACTAATTAAACAAACTCTTATTGCTAAAGGACACCAAGATTCTGAAGAATTAGATCAAGTCGCGTTTCAAGCTGCACTACAATCTCCTGTAGTTAGTAATAAAGATAGAAATAAAATAAATTCTGCCATATAGTAGTATGAAGAATAGCATCAAAATATGATAAAAGAAGCAGAGGGTAGAGCCATGCAAAAAGCTTTTAATAAAACATTACAATTAGATCCTAATGCAAATCCTTTTAGTAACTTTAGAATGTACGTTGATGGTGGAGAGTATATGTACGACGAAAAGAAAGTACACGATATGTGGGAAGATGGGTTAAGAATAATTACACAACCAGTTGGACCGAATTTAAATCAAAATATGTTAAATAGCTTATTTGGATCTAATAAAAAAGTAAATGAAGAAGTAGGTTATATTATAGATCCTAATAAATTAATATCTCCTAGAAGCATTGTATTAGATAATCCTTATGTTACAAGCCTTGTAGAACAAGCTGGACACAAAATTAATGATATTAAAAATATGCATCTTGATAGAGATACTTGGGGTCAAGATAATTTTGATATAGAAGAAAGAATAGCCAAAGGTGATTTTGGTAAAGTAGCTATCGACAAAGTAGAAGGCTACATAGAACAAGGCAATACTAAAGGTTTACTTGTTAGTGTGAATGTACCTTATAAAGATATAGAAAACGCTTATACTTCTTGGTGGAGAATAGAAAATCCTAAAAATACTTTAAAAGACTATGGTTTTACTGTATCGGGAGCTCCAGAGGGAGCTGGAGAAGATTCCAGATGGTCACAAGGATACGTTACAGTAAGGATGGTTTTGGGTACTAGTGATAGTGATGTTGATAAAATTATGACAAATAGAAGCTATTAGAAAGAAACTGGTACGACAAATACAAAAGAAATGTAGATACAGCAAGATGATGCGTTAATGAATTAGATAAATAACTGGATTCCCGGAATGGGATTTTAATTAATAACAAATATGTCATACATAGATTTATAGAACGCTACAAAAAATCCGTCATTATACAGAAATAACAGCATTGGATTTCTGGATAAGGCTTACTATGAAAATAAGAACACCTCAGATTGGGCAGCAGATTATGATTTCATAGATTGGGCTTAGGACGCAACTAGAGATTATTATAGAAGTTTACAAAAAGGTTAGATGTAGACTTCTCAGGATAAAATGACAGTTAATAAATAGAACATTAATGATTCTTAGAAACTGTTAGAGTTGTATGATCAATTAGATCAAGTTGATTCTAAAGACCAAGTAGCTATTATTCAGAATGAAATAAGTAATATTACGGATTCTATGCGTAAGAATGGTAGTTGGTCATATTAGGCAGACCCTAATAGAGACCAATTACAAGGTATCATAAATGATAACCAAAAACAATATGACGAAAATTATAAACAGTATTTAGGTGATTTAGAAGAACTAAATTAGTCCTATAAGAACTATGATATAAGTCAGTACTATACAAGAAAGAGTAATGATGCTACCGCTGGATGGGGTAATTTTTTTTATAAAATGCCATCTACTATGGGCACTAGCAATACTAGCGCCCTGTATTAGACTACTAGTATGTTAGCAGGTTGGGGAGGATTCGTAGCAGGATCTAAATTAGGAGCAGCAATTGGAGCTGCTGCTGGACCTGTTGGAGCCGCAGCTGGTGCTGTATTAGGTGGTATAATTTCTATTGGCGCAGCTCAATTATTTGGCGGAATAACCTCGCGTGAGAATGAGTCCCACATGGAAGCGTTTAATGGGTATTCTGAAAAAGTATAGCAACTAGCTGAAAAAAGAAATGTAGATCTACAACCTGTGATAAATAATACTAAGCAGCAATTAGCTAAAAAAGGTGTAGACGTTACTTATTTAAACGATAATGAAATAATACAAGCGGCATTAGCAGATGGCGATATCATATCAGGTTCTTCAGAATTTGATCAGATAGCTAAAGAAGCATATCTTGGAACTAGAAGAATATATGAGTAGAATAATGCACTTGGGTTTGGAGAAGTACTATCCGATTTATCTTATTTTATACCGTTGGGTAAATATCTAACAGGCACTGCAAAAACTGTTGGTAAATTTGCATATAAAACCATAGGAAGTCCATTTAAACAAGCAATGGCTAACAGAATGGCACAAGGGTTACAGGTTGCAAATCTTGGCTCTAATCTAAGAAAAAAAGTAATAGCTGACAAACTTTTTGATTTTGCAACAGGTTCTGTATGGCGTAGCGCAGTGGAAGCGTCAGAAGAAGGTGCACAAAATGTAATTATTAAGAAGTATATGAACGATGAGTATGCGGACGATTATGCAAATTCATCATTTTATGACGCATTAACAGATGGTCAATTGGTAGAAGATACTATAGACAATTTATGGTTGAGGGCTAAAACTTTAGGAGCAGCTTTTAATATTAATCATGAATATGAAAATGATGCACAGCTATTTGAGGAGATGATGGGTGGTGCACTATTGCCATTTTTTAGTCCACAAGGTGTAATTGGTTCTGCTTTAAATGCTAGAAAAACATTTAACGACATTACTCAAAGCAAAAGAGTTGGAGATTATGTTGCTACAGCGTTGATGCAACAAGACGAAATTAACCGTAATTCTGATTTTTATAAAAAGGTAAGAGAGGGGATGAGTAATGGCACTTACCTTGATATGCTAGACAGAATTGGTAATATGTTAAAACAAAAAGGATCTGATGGAAAAACTACACAATACAATTTAGATACTACTGTTTTAACAAAAGATGGTTCTATTCCTAAAGATACTGATATTGACGAGTTTATAAACGAGTAGAGAGAAGAGTATAATAATTTGATTTCTCACAAAAAACAATCGGCTAAACAATTGAATGAATTGAATTTAGACGTAGAGGATGAAGATTTATTATTAGCTCTTTCATGGAACGCTAAAACTGAACTTTCTAAAGCTATGGCTTTGAAAGCAAAAGAAGGTTTAGTTGCCGGAAACAATGCTATTACTTTGCTAGAAAATGAAGATTTTAAAAACAAAGCTAAACAGCTTTTGAAGAAAGATAATTTGACAGACGCACAGCTGTTACAAATAGCTACTCTTTTAATTGATAAACAAGTTCAGCAATATTATGATCGTTTAACAGATTAGTCAATAGCGGAAACACAAATTAAAGCTGCATTGACACAAGGTAGAATAAGTAAATATACTGGGTTATTTGATGCTACAAATAGTTTGAATCAAACATTGTCAGAGAATAGAAAATCTAAGAAGCGTATAAAAGATAATATCAGTAGACTAGCTAAAGAATTAGATGTGACAGAAGATGTTCTTAATGAATTAGATGAACATTTAATTAGTGATACAGAACTGTTTAAGAATATTCAAAATAATTCTAAAAATAGAGGTATATTGAATATAATATCTCCGCTATTGCAGGAGAAATCTGAAAAACTGCAAAGTGTTGACAAAGAATACATATCTTAGCAAATAACTAAATATAGATAGGCTCAACACATACAAAATAAATTAGCAGACGCAGTTAATGAAGCTTCTAGAAAACACAGCGAAGACGTTGAAGAAATTGATGAAACAAAGTCTCCTAAACAATTAGAAGATGAACTTACAGCATTACAAGACGCTCAAGTTACAGAACAACAACAGTTAATATAGCAAGATATAAATAATACTATATCGCAGTTTGAAACTTTGTTGAGTTCAATACCACAAGAAAGTGTATTGCACAATATTGTTGATGAAGTAAATAAAGGCAGAGATCTTGTGGGTACAGATGCTTTATCTTACGCAAGATATCTCAAAAACTTAATGAATAAATTGTCTAAAAGATATACTGATAAAAAAGACACTGAAGGTATATCTGACCAAGATAAATAGAATTTGGATAAGTTACAAAAAGCTGCTAAACACTTAGGCAATCAATTAACTAGATTGACGGATTTAGTAGACGAAGATAACGCTAGAACATAGAGACACAATCCCAATTTTCCTAGTGACTCTACTGTGTGGTTTGATGAGAATGGAGATAGATATTCTTTTGATTTCACAAATTCAGAATACTCTGAAAAAGAAGGATTATTACTACGTGGTAGAAAAATAGCACAAAATTCTGAAAAAGACAGAATAAACGAACAGATAAATACGTTAGAAAGCGAATTAAAAATGTTAGATAGTTAGGAAGATGAAGCTAGTAAACAATCTGCTACTTCGTTGAGAAAAACAATATCTCAATTAAAGGAAGCAGCATTAGCTATAGACTTTTCTAATTAGTTTACCGTAAAATCTGACGATCCTTTCTTATAGACACTTACTTCCAAAGATAATTTGGGTAATACTAAACAATTTAGTAATAAATTGAAGAGACTGGTAAATTCAGTAAACCAAGATATAGAAGCCAATAAAAAGTCTAGAAATAGAAAAAGAAATATAGATTCTGTAGATGGGGACACTTTTGAATTTAATCTTGATAACGAAACTGGTAAAAAGCACGGTCCTCTACATCAACAAGATTTAATAGAAAAGAGTAAAGACCGACCTTTAATGATTAAAGGGTATCCTTTGAATAATAGTATGGGGGCTAGAATATCTACCATGTTAAGCAACCCTTACTATGCTAGTAAATTCTGGAGAGGTTTTATTACTATGCCTTATCAATCTTCTGATGAAGCTAAATAGGAAATAAGTAAGGATTTTGCTATATTAAAGAAATTCGGTCGTACTTTAAACAGGTATAAAGCCGTTGATGATTTTAATAAAATAGGAAGGCAGATAGCGTATCTTAGAGAACAAGGTAAAGCTACAGATGATATAATAGAAAATATAAATAAATTAGCTAATGGTGAAGTAGACAGCATAACTATAGGATTGGCTAAACTCAGCAAGGATGATTACGATAATATGGTATATGCCTTACCTGTAAGAATTTATTTTAATCAGAAAAGGGTTGGTAATAAATGGTCATATGTCGTTGGTGCAGATTTTGCAGGTTATGCATATTCTACTGAGCCTTCTAAAGCTGAACTTGATTCGCGTTCGGAATTAATACATAATTTGTGGTATAATTATAAAAAGGTAGAGAAAAAAGAAGATGTGGAAGGATTAGAAACTGAATCTTACAAACCAGAATATACCAACAAAATAGGATTTCAACCTGGGGATATGATTGTAACTAATGGTGGATACAATTATCAAGTTACAACAATGGTAAATCCTAATCTAAATATTTATCAAAATGAAGCCGGTCAAACAATGACATCTAAAGAAATAGATGAAAGATATGAAGGTGAATTACCAGAAGCAATAACTAAAGTATCTGCTCATCTAAATGAACTTGTACAATTAGCTAAATAGATTGGTTATAATAATGTAGATATTGAATCTCTTAATCAACCCCTTAGTGAAGAACAGTAGAATACTACTAAATTAGCTCACTTACTTAAAGGTTTAGCAAAGTATGCAGACGGGTTAATTGACTTGCATAGTACTTTTATACCTAAGTATGTTATACCTACTTTGGGTCAAGCTGAAAAAAGAGGAGCAAAAGTATAGAGTGCTAATACTGAAAGGGCTAAATTATTATTATCTTTTGCTCAAAAATATTCGCCAGAATTGTTTTTGTCTTATAAGAATTATCAAGACGATAACAATCTTACTCCTGTGGTAGAAGATACTGTATAGGAAGCTTTAAACAATAGATGGTTTAATAGTAAAAATTCACTAAGTATTGAACTGAATGGTGAAATTATAAGTACACTAGATACTCCAGATAATAGAGATTTGCTAGTTAAAATAGGCAATACTATTGAAAAATTAATTAGAGATAGCCACGATTCACAAGAATTTATGGATAAGTTAGATATTTTAGGTTACAATTTTAAGAAAAATGGTAATTCTGAAGAAGGTAATCGTATAATATCTCAATATTTTGACAACAGAAGGTTCTCAAGATTAAGTAGACCTACTAATGTAATGCAAGCCATTACTATGGGTACTGCTGAACCTCTAAACAATGTAGATTATAATAATTTCAATCGTATAGCTAAACACGAACAATCTAAATTGAATCAGATTCAAGCGTTAGGTTTAATCAAAGGCTCGGATGGTCAATATGTATTTTCATTAATAGATTGGTTAAAACGTAATGCGTAGGATGAAGAATCTGTAGAAGGTAAGCAGTTAGAATCAGAAGCAAGAAAGCAGGAACTTCAAACTGAGCAAGAAAGTTTACAAAAAACTGTAAAATCAATTAAGAAAAAAACAGATTTAATTAAATTTATTGGTGACAATGAAGGATTACTTGGTAAGGAGTTGTATGATCAACTTGTACGCGTTAACAGAAAAGGGGAGTTTGTATTAAAAAATGATAATGCTGGAGCTACTAAGTCTCAGATCATTGCTAAAATTAATGAAGTATACGACGATAGAATAAGTCAAGTAAATTCTCAATTAGAGAAAGAACTTGAAGAAGAAATAAGTAAAAATGAATTTGAAGGTAAAAAAGTATCTCCTGTAATTTTTGGTTATGGTTCATATGATTCAGAAGTAGGTTCTAACATTGTGTATTTTAATAATAAAGGTGAAAAAGTACTGGTAAAGGATGCTAATGGTACTCCTGGTGCTATTTACCTCATAACTCCATCTTTCTTATCTTCTTCTAGAAGACATACTATTGTACACTTAAATCCTAAAAGATTTGATAGAACCACCGCCAAATTCTTAGCTTCTATACTTAAAGGAATAAATGACGGAAAATATAATTTAAGTAGTTATGCTAGAGATATAAATGTAGAAGGATTTATTATAGACACAGATATGTCTGTTAAGCAATTATTAGATACTTTTATATATACTGGAACAGAAGCTATAGCTAATAATCCATCGGACAACAATTATGCTAGATTGTTGTATGTGGATAAACAAGGGGTCCATTTTGGATAGCAGTTACTTAACGAAAATAATTTTGAAGAATTAATAAATTTTATAATTCAAAATAAAACATATCGCATAGACAGAGAAAAATTAGCAGGTTCTAGTGTGTTCGGTAATAATTTAAAAGTACAGGACTAGAATGGCAATATTCTTTTTGACCACAAAGCGGATGAAGTTTATTCTACAATACTTATTGATGACGGTATTGTATTAACAGATTTAAATAGAACATCAAGTGCTATTACAGTTAAACCCAGCGTATATGTAAATTATAAGAAAAAGGTAACATTTGTTAGTTCTGCTTAGAGGACTCAAGACAGTGGTACTTCTGCTGAAGCTAAACAAAGATTAGGAGAAGAAATAAACTCTGATCAATTATACGACGAAATGACCAATCAAGAAAGTAAAGGTGGTATAAAGGAAGCACAAAAATATATTGAGAACTTCTTGAAAGGGTTTAAAGATCGTATAAACAGTTTTGCTAAAGATGGCAAATTGCAACCTGGAAAATACAAAGTAGCTGTGTATGGAATGCGTAGCAAACGGATTACCGCTACGTACGATGCTGATTTATCAGCAGATACTGATACTGGTCAACTTAGTATAGCTATAAGTGAACAACCACAGTTTATAGCTAGATTAATAAAAGCTCTTATTAATAAAAAACAAGTTCAATTAGTACTTGCAGACGAAGAAGGTAAGTTTGTACAAATAGACGGTAAAGCTATATTCTTTGGTAGAGGTTTTGAACATACCGATTTTGACATAGATACTAAACAAACATCATCCCAATCATCTGAGCAAGGAAATTTGTTACAGCAATTAGTTGAAGCCATGCAGCAGTTGGTATCCAACTCTAACACTGTTCCACAACAACCTGTTTAGCAGGTAGTTCATAATTAGCCTCAAACTAATTTACCAGTAGGATATAATAGTTTTAATACTCCTATTGAGAATCTTCCAATACAACCAAAAACAGTTAGTGAAACAACTGTAAAATTTGAAGATGAACCATCTGAAGATACTAAAGTAAGTATACAAGAGATTGGAGAAGATTTAAAAATGTCTTTCAATGGAATTACTGTTCAAATACCAAAAGATAGTAGTAGCAGTGATTTGGAAATAGCTTTATCTTCACAAGAAGATATAACAGATGAAGATTATGATTCTTTTATTTCCGCACTAGAAGAATATAAACAAAAACCTGAAACTAGTGTTGAAACTCAAACAGAATTGAAAGGTCTTAATTTGAGACCTACTCCAATTTCACAGTTTGCTACTCCAATACAGGAAAAACCATAGTTACAATCTGTATAGGAACTGATAGATTTCTTAAAGACAGGGTCTTCTACTGATAAGAACAACGCAAAACGATTAGAAAATCTTAGAAACTCTGAAAATATAAATACAGCTAAAGATATTATATCTGGAGCGTTAGCAATATGGGGTGTACAAAACAAACTATACAGTTCTAGATCGGAAGCGTTGTTTGATGATAATATTGGTAAATTAGCTGATTAGTTTGCTAGAGAACTGGTATATCAAGATGGAGTTAATACAGGCGCTATATTTGACTTCTTAGACCAACATGTGTAGAAAGAGGATTACGATTCCGCTTTAGATAGAGTAACAACTATATTGGGTAAAGATTTTGATTTCTCTTTCTTACCAGAAAGTAAAAGAGTGTGGGATAAAGTTAGAGGTGCTCAGATTTATGTATTTGGAGAATGTGCAGCATCTGGTATACGTTTGTACAGAGATGCTAAGCTTAATAAGATTGCTAGAGGCTCGTTCTATCATGAAGCTTTCCATAGAATTAGTCTATTTGTTCTTTCTAAAGAACAAAGAGGTAAGATGTATAATGATGCACGCAATAAAAATACAGATCTCGCGTTTGCTTCAAATTAGCAGATAGAAGAATATTTAGCAGATAGATTTGCTGAATTTGTAATAGAAAGTTCTCAGGAGCATCCTGATAAATATTACGAAGGTAATATCTTCAGCAAAGTGTTTCAACATATTGCAGACGCTGTAAGAAATATAGTAAGGAAGCTTTCTGGTAAAAATATAAATCCTAATTATAGTAATCTTGACAAATTGTTTAAAGATATGTATTCTGGTAGATTTGCATATGCCAAAGCTACTAAAAACAACATAGAAGAGTTTGAAAAGATGTACAGTAAAGCTCCTGTGTATTCTGGTTTCAAGGTAAACGGAGTTACTTTAGCTGAAGACGCAATCCAATATAATGAAATAATGCGTGATATGCTAGGTAAATTAATTTATAACTCTGGTATATATACAAATACAGATGGTAGACTATCTATAAATACCAACGCATTAAAAGCATCTTATCAACATGATATAGCAACATATACTAAAGCCGTCATTGAGTTAGATAAACAATTGCGTAATAAAAAAATTGATAAAAACTTAAGCCGATTTAGTGATGACGATATTGCTATAGCTTAGGCTAAGATGGTAAGACTTATTAATGTTTATAAAAATATCGTAAGAGACGATACTTGGGATCAATGGGCTGGAATAATTCGTAATTTTGTAGAACGTCAATTTAACCTTGTCCAAGATACTTCTCACAATCCTAATAAAGTATTAAAAGCTGATATTGAAGAAGATGTTGAAATTACAGAAGATGGACAAGATGAATTACAAGAGTACGGTATAGATGTATTAGGATTTTCAGACTATCGAGATAGTTATATGAGAGATATGTATAACAGTATGGACGCTAGTATGAAAATGCTACTATGGTCTATAACTGATTTAGATCCTACAGATGCAGCTACTGCTAAATATACGCCAGATGGTATACTCAAATTTGCAAATGTAAGAGATTTATATACTAGAATAGTACACGCTATAACTAATTCTAATAGTGTAGAAGATATGTTGAACAAACTGTATTCGGCAGCTAAGACACAAATGGAAGAAGAAAATAGTTCTACTATGATGTAGGTATATCATATACTTAGTAATGAAAACACTAATAGTGCTTTATTGAACAGATTCTTTACTGACTTTGTTAAGTATATTCATAATTTTGAAACTCATTCTTACACTACTACTGCTAGAAACATAGGTTCAAATGGCGAATATAGATATGGAGCTACTACTAAGAACGGAAGTTTAGATGCAATCCAAAGTAAACTAGACAATAAATGGAAAGGATCTATGATTGTTGCGCTTGATATCATTTCTGATAAATTAAACAGTGTAGCTACTACTAGTGAAGCTGGCAAGTTATTTAGAAATATGATAACTCCGCTAAAATAGGCTATGAACAAATTGAACATAGAAAACTTAGAGTCTATAAAAGACGTACTTAGAGAAGCAGATAAACTTTATCAATTTGGAACTATTACTGGCGATTTATAGCAAGATGCTGTAGCTTGGCAGAAAGCTATGCGTAATGCATCTAAAAGTGGTAAGGTTGGTAAAAATTTGCTTTTACAACCTTTAAATAAGTTAAATACATCTAACGTTTCTGAATTTAGACTTCTAGAATCTTCCAATAAACGTTAGCAAGGAGTATATAAGAAGTTAGATGAGATGTTTACTGAAAAAGGTATTCTTACTTAGCTATCTCAAATGTTTGGTTCTTATATTAAATCTATACCATCCACACAATCTCAAAAAGGTCCTAGAAATACTAAAATATATTCAATAGGATAGTATAATTTCATAACCAGAACTTTTGCCATACTTGCTAACACTAAAGAATGGATTAGTAAGATGTTAAACAACGCTTATAATTCTCATTCTGTATGGTTAGATACACTAAAAAACTTAGGTGGAGCTAAACAGGTACAAGTACACACAAAACTTAGTACAGTGTTAGATGATGAGTGGAATGATTCTGTAGCAGATAAAGAAGTAACAGAACTAGAAGATTTGACAAATAGGTTTATATCCATATGGTCAGGTAAACACGTTACTCCAGCATTGGCTAATAAAAGATTTGCTGCTGATATTGAAGGTATACCAATGTTTGAAAACATAATCAATGATAATTTAGATATAAATCCTAAAGTAATAGATGTATTTGTTGGTTATTTGGCAGATGAAATTATGGCTATATCAGATGCTAGATACACTAGAGATTATTTCATTGAAAAGTTGAACTAGGCAACTAATAGCAATTACACTATTGATTCGTTCTCAAAATTGTCCTCATTGTAGTAGGAACAAATATTTAAAAATAACCCAGAAGCTGCTAAGTTACTTAGACTATTAGTAAAAACGTATCATTACGTAGAAGGAGAGCAGCAATGGTTATACGATGAAGTTAATGATAGATATTACAGAAGAGCGTTCCATATAGATTTACGTTCTGGTAAAAAAGGTCCTAGAGGATACGAATTTAGGCACTTTAAAGATATAGGTAAATCTATAAATCTTTCTTCTAACGTGGTGCAAAAAATATCTTCTAATATGTTCGATACAGATTCTCGTCAAAGTTCTATAGATTATGTTTATAATATGATAAACCGAGAAAGTATCAGAAAACAAATAAGAAGCATGTTAAATGATAATATTGCATACGCTATCGTTAAACTACAACAGTTAAAAGCTATTATAGTAGATGATGCTGGTAATATAACAAGTAATCGTTACTTGCCTTCAGATTTAATTAAAAAATATATTTATGGTAAACAATCTGCTAATGTAAATGAACTAAGCGGTAATGATTATTATAGAGCTATTGGTTCTGCGGTAATACAAGGTATGTCAGATATATCAGAATTTGAGAAATTGTGTCACGGAGATATTGCATATCATAAAAATATCGACGGTGTAACTAAACGTTATTCAGGTATTGTTTCTACAACTTCTCTTACTTCAGAGAAAGGTACTATGAGAAATGCGTTTGACGAAGAAGATAGACTATTCGATAGCAACACATATAATTCTGTTACTTTGAACACCACAATGGTTGTAAATCAAGCTAAATATAAAGGAGAAGCGTACAGAGCTCTTGGGTTACCTGAGAACATGGTTAAAATATATTTAGAAGATAATAATATAAAGGTAAATATTGACACTTCTGATGTATTAGATGCTGATGGTAACATAAAAGATAATTATCGTAAAGCTAAATTGATAAATCGGTTACTGCAATTTAGAGAAGAACGACGTTTGAAAGTAATGATCAACGGAGAACCAATGTCTGATGCATAGTTATTAGATGTTGCAGTAAAAGATTTTGAAAACAGATACGAAGGTTATCTTAAAAACGACCCATCAGATGCTCAAAGTTGGGTTACCAGTCAAATGTTTAGAGCTTTACAATAGCGAAAAGGGGCGTGGAACGATGTATCTGAAGCTATATATAATCTACTTACTTATTATGACAAATTCGGATCTGACAAGCTTACTCCTAGAACTATAAGACTTATTTAGGATAATATATGTAAAGTGCTTAATATAAATTATGACGAATTAGTAAAAAAAGCTAAGGCATACGATGCTAATAAAACTAATTTGAACAGTAAAGAAGTGCGCGATTATAAAGGGTGGATTTTTGGTATTGCTGATAAATTCAAATTTGAATCGCCATCTCTTAAGTATATTTACTACGGATACGATTAGGGTAGAATGGATGGACTTGTTACTCCAATTTATGATAAATCTTCTTATAAAGTATTATGGAAAATTGAAGTAGAAGGACATGAAATACAACAGTTATACGATTTTATGCAAGATAGTAATGTAGACGTGGTTAAACAAGAAACTGCCGTTAAATCAGGAGGTTTACCTAACTTTGAATTGTTCGATTTAAACGGTAAGGTGGATAGAGCTGCACTAAATGCTTCAGTAATTCAATCGCAATACTTTTCTTTGTTAGGAGACCAGCTTAATACAGCTTCACATCACACAAACGACGCTAATCTATTGACTCAATTTATGAAAGTGGCAATGATGAACACAAATAAAGACAGACGATATAGAGTTAATGGTGTTACAGTTGATGGTCAAATGCTTCAGACATTCTATAAAGCGATTCTAGATGAACTTACTAGAAGAGGGTCTGTTAAATTTAACAAAAAATGGGGTATAAACGATAACGGAGTTGTTGATAAAAAAGCTTTTATGAAGTCTTTATAGACCATGGCTCAAACTGAGAATCTTCCAGCTGAAACAGTAGCTGCTTTCCAAGTCGATGAAAACGGTGAATTTAAAATACACCCAGCAGCAATGCCAAATATTGCTTGGATAATGTCTCGTATTCTTGCTCAAATGGGTGATACTGTAATAGATACTGTTACTCCAGGTAAAGCTTTGTATCAGGTAACTAGTGTTGGTTATGATAATTTCATGAATTTGAAGCAACATGCTGACAAACATCTATACATGCCTGGGGAAATTGATTCTAACGGCAATATTCATCAAAGAATGCAAGTTAGATTGTCTATAAATTTCTTTGACGATGTAATATAGGAAGCTAAACGTAATAAAATTAAAGGATACGATTTTGATAACTTTGAAGATCAGCGCAGGTTCATACTAGATAATAAGGAATTATTTGCATTATCATATCGTGTTCCTACACAGGGGTAGAATTCAACTATACCTGTTGAAATAGTAGATTTAGTACCTAGTCTTAATGGTAGCATGATCCAATTCCCTTCTGGTATTACTGCACTTACTGGTTCTGACTTTGATATTGATAAAATGTTCTTAGCTAGATACAATTATGAAGTTGTTAATGGTAAAATGCAAAAAGTTAAGTATGATATAAATGAAGTGATGAATAATATAAACAGCACCGATTCCAAAAAATTACAAAATTTCTTATTAGATATGTATCAAGGTGTGTTGACTTCTTTAGATCATGCGTTGGCTACTAGTACTCCATTGGACGTTGCTACAGGACCTATTAGTACATTTGCCAAGAAAGAACTAGAAGAATATTCTGGAGGTAAAGCAGACGGATTACCTGATAATTTAGACGGATTTTATCTTAACCCAGTATTCCAAACAAGGTAGAAAAAGCTTAATTCAGGGTCTGATGCCGGTATTGGTCCTATGGCGTTAAATAGTGTATTCTAGTTCTTTGTTCAGATTGCTAAATTAGATATGCGTAAATTCCCAATTATTGAGCAATTGAGATTATAGAAATTAGGAGAAACTTTTGATAGATACGGTGAAGAAATATTGGATTCAACTTCAGGTCTTATTAACGCGTTTGTAGATGCTGCTAAAGATAACTATATCGGCAACGCTAATGTTAACGCTTATACTTTTGATGTAGTAGCTATGCTAATTGCATCTGGGTTTGGTAATGACACGTTTGCATTCTTAACACAACCTATCATAAAGGAAATTTCTGATAACTGGTTGACTTATAAACAAGGACTCATTGGTGTATCAGATTAGGAAAAAAGAGGTACATATTTTATGGACTCTGTAATAGAAGATTACAATGACAGATTAAAATCTTTAAGTGCTGAAGATACACCAGAAAAAGAGTATTCAGAACTGACCAAACACGATGTATTAATGGGCAATCTTAAACCTAAACATGACGCTAGATGGATTAAAGATTAGCTTACATACGCAAGTATGTTTAGACAATTGTATGAATTAGCAAAAGAGTACCACAATGCTATTTCAAATGCTCAGATTGATACTAAGAAGTACGGTGTTAACATTAACCAATTACTTTCTTTTATTCAAGGTGTGAACCAATTCAACTCAGAATATAATATTGCATTTAGTAATCCTAGAGATATGTATGATAATACGTTCTTAGGAGCTAAGTATACTAAGGGAGTTATGGGTATATTTGACACATTTAGTAAACTATTACCTGAATTTTCCAAAGTATATATTGATGCAGCTAATGAACTTAGTAAAGAATGGGGTTTATATGGTAGACAAAGTAAAGAATTCCTAAGAGTGGTTGGACCTAAAATAAAAACTGTACTTTATTTGCCATTCTTTAATCAGTATATAATTGAGAGATTTGGCGGAAAAGCTTTAGCAAAGTTAACATATGGTGAAAATAGCGTTCCTGGAAGATATGAAGCTATTAAACGTAAAGCGTTACGTAGAGGTGAAGGAATAGACTTGTTCAACGCTGTTAAGTATAACAAACTTGGAGATGTCAAAGTTCCTCAATTCATGTTGGTTATACAACAGTTTAAAGAAGATTCTGACGTTAAAAATAATGTCCAGTTAGCTTTAAGTGAATTATTCAATAGCACTGATCCTGAAATAAAACAATGGGCTGAAGATTTTGCAGTTTATATGTTCTATGTATCTGGCGGTACTGATTCAAATGCTGGTGGTATTGTTAGAACTACAGTATACGATATTATTCCACCACAGTACTTAGCTAACTTAAGAGCTGGTGGAAAGACATTTAATTAGTATATTGCTGAAAATGTCATGGGTAGAACAACAGGTATGACTAATACTGAAAAAGACCAAATAATTAGCTTATTGGCTGTATCTGATGACAATTATGTTCCTACTATATCTCCTAGAAATCACAAATATGTAATCAAAAGAGTTGTTGGTAATGATGTGATTACTATTACTAAAGGATCCAATTCGTTATTTAATAGAAGTACTAATACTTATAGTCCTTTTATTAAAATAACCACTTCTAATGGATATGACTTATATCGTCTTGGAGAAAAAGTGTCTTCTATTTCTAAAAAAACAGGTACAACATTTTCTAATCCCGTATATTATAAAGTTAATAAACTTGGATATAAGAGTAATAAGAGACAGTCGTTTGCTTTAAGAGCTGATGGTTACATTAGTGAAGACGGCACTATAAGGTCTTTACTGTGGTAGGATAATGATTTTAATAAATTGGGATTCAATAGTTTGAATGAGAAAGAATAGTCTATTTATATGAATAATACTAATACTACTCTAGATAAGATAGATGATGCTTTAAGTGGAAGTATAGATTATTCTAAATATTTCAATTCTCAAAAAGCCAATGATGATTCTGAACAGCAAAGAGCTTTAGTAGATACTGTAGATGCTGTGTATTTTATAGCGGACAGTTCTTTCAGTTATCATTTGCCAGTTAGAGACTATGCTAGATTTAAAAATAAAGAATTTTATGTAATATCTATAGATTAGACTGAAATACCCACAGCAAATGGCTAGAAAATAGCAATCATTGGTGATTCTGCAAATACTGCTATAGAGATATACAAAAACAATTCTGATAAATAGATATATACGTTTGTAAATTATTTCGGCGAACGGTCTTCTGTATTTTAGGCGCTGTACAATTAGATAGGTGATGAGTTAAATAACAATAAAGAATCTGAGGATAGTGATTAGAAAGGTAGTGCTATTAAAGATAAATGTAAAAATTAATTAATATGACTCCGTTTTGTCCAAATTTTAGTAATAAACAAGTAAAGAAAGAGTTTGAAACTCTTGAAGATATGGTTGGAGAAAACCAAGCATATTATTTGTGGGATAAATATGAAGGTGATTATGCAAAAGCTTCTTCGGAGGCTTTTGCGCAATTGCGCAAACAAGTATATTCTAGACCTGACGCTAAAACCCCGTAGCAGTTTAGTAGTTCTCAAAGAATGGCATATATCATGCAACAGCTGTATCCAGAAATAGAACTGAAATTTGTAGAAGCCATAGAGGGTGGATATGCTGGGTCTATTGATTTAGATGCTATGCAAGCGTTGATAGATATGACTAAATCTGGAAAAGATACCATTCCCCACGAATATGCTCATTACTATGTAGAAATGTTTTCCAATGCCCCAATAATTAAAGAAGGTATTGAAACATTTGGTGGTAAAGAACAGTTAGTACAAGCTGTAGGTATTAGGGTGGCTAATATGAATGGCGAAGCTAGAAGTTGGTGGTAGAAATTCAAAGATTTTGTTAAAAAACTGTTTGATAACAAATATGCTAAACAAGCTTTGCTTGCCGAAATTACAGATAGTTTTTTGATTCGTAAACAGCTAGGAGATACGTAGAAAGTATCTGGAGTGTTTCATCAAGAAATACCATCTGTGGATTAGGTAAGAAAGATACTACAAAATTTAGCAAATACTGTCACTTTTGATGAAGTAGAACATAGGTTTACAGATAAAAAAACTGGTAATATATTAACTTCTGTTACAGGTTTTAAAGAAAAAGCCAATTATGACAATTATGATGCGTCACTAGAAGATCAAACGTAGGCTAAAATATCTTAGGAAGCTAGAAATAATGGTACTAATATACATGCTGTTTTAGAAGGAGTATTAAAGGGCAATTTAGATATACAACGATTTACAGATAGTATGTCTAGGGAAGCTATAAAAGGCTTAATTGATGTAGTTAACCACATTAAACAAAATTATGACTTTGTTGCATCTGAAGCAGTATTAGCTGACCCTAAACATGGTGTTGCTGGTATTGCTGACTTAATATTGAAAGATAAGAAAACAGGTGAGTATGTATTAATGGATTTTAAAACTAAATTAATAAATTATAATAATAAGAAAAATGACAAAGGATATCTGGTCAATGAAAAAGGATCAAGATTGAGAGGTTTTTTGTTTTCTACTAGTAAAAAATTTAGACTAAAATCTGAAAAAGACGGGTACGATTTTCAGTTATCTGCATATAAGTATATACTATAGCAAAATGGTATACCTATCTCTAAAGTAGGTATTATACCTATTGTGTATTCTGTTGATAAAGGTAAGATAAGTAAAGCAGGATTAAGTACTGTATTTGGTACTAATGAAGAAGCTAATAGTCAAATGAAGAAAGAAGGCTTCTATCAGATAACACAATCACAACAAACTAAATTTGATGTTGAGTATAATATATTTGGTGATAAAACTATTTTTGGAAAAGATACTGAAAAAGTGGATCAAATGCTCAAAGAGCTTACTAATTTGATGAATACTATATAGAAAAAACTAAGTATTCAAGAACAGGTTCTTAAGCTACGCAGAAGTTATCGTACCCAAGCTAAAGATGCTGCAAATCTGTTAGAAAAGATATCAAACATGACAGAATTAGACGCTTTACTTTAGTACACTAATTATGCAGCTGATCATTTAGGTAGACTCAATAAACAGATATAGGAAAGATATAAACAAGGGAAAGATGCTAAATGGGATTTAAATGTATTATAGAGCTATAGAGAAATAGCATCGTCTTATGATATAGTAAATAGAATATCAGGATTGGCTAATAGGTATTCTGATATATTTGGAGACGATAATGTGAGAGCTATAGAAACTGCTTGTAATAAATTATAGTAGGCACAACGAAACATATTAGATGCTTGTGATACAATTGGTTCTAAACTATATTTAAATGAAATTCTACCATACGTAGGTATAGTTAGATATAGAATTAAAAACGAAGAAAGAAAGAAGTATATAGAAAACAACCCAAAAGGTCCTAACGAATCAGATAAAGATTTTAATTTGAGAGTTCAACAACATATAGAACAGTATTTAAGAGATAACAGTAATGATATAGAGTATCAAACTAGAGAATGGTTAGATGCTCAAAGACATGTAGCTGAATCTGGGTTTGAATGCAATTCTATATTAGCTAACTTTGGTACAGTTTATGAATCTAAAGATCCTTTTGTACAAGCTATAGTACAAAGATTCGATTTTGCAATTAGTGATAAAGAACAGCGAATGATTAAATTAAGAGCTTAGATAAGTAAAGTACTAAAAGAATACAAAGCAAAGTATGGTACTACCAATTTTAGTGACCTGAGAAAGGTGTTTGATGATTTTGTAGAAGTAACTGACAATGGCGTTATTTACTTGGTTAATCCAATTGGTGGAGAGTATTTGCAAGCATCTAAAAAAGAACGTAACAGAATATTCTCTGATGGATCTTTAACTTTTTAGGAACAGCAAGCAGCTTGGGAAGAATGGCTTAGAACAAACAATCCTATATTTGACATTGAAGGTTACAATAGACAAATGGATGAAGATTTAGCATCTATATTAGAGCCATTGGATGAAGAAAAAAGAAAAAAAGTTATACAAAATGCTAAACTTAGTGCAGATAAAAGAAAATCTTGGTTTTCTATGTATAAAGACGGTACTATTACTGCTGATATAAGATAGGAATTAGATGATTTGACACGAGATTTAGATGAAAAGTATCGTAAACCTAATCCTGCTATATATAAAAATGCTAAGTATGTGGAGATGTTAAAATACAAAGACTCTAATGACCCTAAATGGTAGTTGTATAAATTATTTTTAGATCTTATAAAAACATATGATTATTCAATGCCACGTTCATTACGTCTTAACTTTAGGTTACCTAGCGTTATTAAGAGAGGTGTTGAAAGAGTAAATAGCGATGGTGTAACGTCAACAATAAAGAACTACTTATAGACAGAAATGCTACCTATGCAAGACGATGATATCCGTGGTACTTTTGTTGACGAAAATGGTAAACGCATACGGCAAATTCCTATGTATTATTATGCAGAAGGGATTATAACAGAAGATGAACAATCTTTTGATTTACCTACTATCTTTTATAAATGGGCTGATGCTGCTGATACTTACTTAGTTAAACGTGATTTGGAGTCTTTAATACTGCAAACATAGGCATTGTTAGCTAGTAGAGAAACTCAGGATAATGTTATTTCTTTGTTAAAAGGTAATAAAAATAAAGTATCCAGTCATAAAGTTAATACTTAGAATTAGTTTGATTCTTGGGTGGATTAGGTGTTCTATGGAAATAGAGTACAAGATATGGGTAAAATTAAATTACCGTACTCTGATAAAGTAATAGATACTGCTAAATTAATAAAATGGATAGTTGGTATGTCTAATAAGAGAGTAATGTCTGGTAATATGGTAGCAGCACTCAATAATATATTGGTGGGTGAAGTAAATCAATTAGAAGAAGCTGTTGCAGGACAGCATACTACGAAAGAAGACTATGCTAGAGCTACTAAAGAATTTGCTAAGAACTTTTACGGTTTACTAGCAGATGTCAATAAAGCTGTACCACAGAATAAATTAAATTAGTTGGCTGAATGGTTTGGTATATTTGAATCAAATAAGAATTTATCATTAGAAGGTTTTATGAGACATTCTGTTAGCGATATCTTATATACTCCGAATAAGATGGGTGAGCATGAGATGTAGATCAGATTCCTAACTGCTTGTTTGATGACTATGAAAGCTAAAGACGATAATGGTAAAGTAATAGGTAGTATGTATGATTATGTAACTTTTGATGAGAATAATTAGTTAGTAGTAGATGATAAAGTTGCTAATTTTGATAAAATGTAGCAAAACTTATTTTCACTCAAGGTTAGGAAGGTACTAATTTCACTGCACGGTAATTATAGCGATAGAGCATCTGTAGCTGCTGAATCTCAATGGTATGGTTGGATTGGTTTGTCTTTACGTAGATGGATTGAACCTACTGTAATGAGACGTTATCAAAAGAGATATTACGATTCTGTGTTCGATACTGAAATAGGTGGTATGCATAGAGATTTTGCTTCTTGGCTGTTTAGAAATGAATATACAGCTGGTATGATAAATTTCTTTGCTACTAATATATTTAAAGCTAAACAACTTTAGATAGAGGTGATGAAGTGGAGTACTATGACCGATGACGAGAAGAGAAACGTAATTAAGTCAGCTATTGAATTTTCAGTTGCAGCTTTGAGCTATGCTATATTTGCTTTAATTAATCCTGGAGATGATGATGATCATGACTTTGGATAGGAAATATTGTGGGTAATAAAGTATTAGGCTTATAGATTATTTACAGATATGACTTTCTATGTCTTACCTACTTCTTTTACTAAGCTTTTCCAAGATCCTTTTCCTGTTATGAGTTATATAAATGATATACTTAAGTTATTTATGCAGATGTTTGATCCTTTTGAAGAATATAGTACTGGTAAACATTTAGTATCTAATAAGTTGCTGGATCAAGCAATTAGACTTACTCCAGGAGCTAAACAATTAGGTCGTATAGGTAACGCTTCATAGGAAATAAACAATTTCTTACATTAGAGATGATTTGTAATATAATTCGAGGTTAGGTTGGTACTAATTCTTTGTGGCTATAAAAAAGATAAAGGCGGATTAAAATCCGCCTTTTTTATTGGTATATTGTTTAGATTTAGAATAGCTTCATTTAATTTTGGTTTAACAGAATATGAATAATTGTATCCGTTAAAAAAATGTGTTGCTATTTTTCTAGCTTTACTACTTATTGGTCCCCAGTGGTCTAATATTTTATTTTGAGTTTGTATACTTACTTTGGTGTACTCTCCGTTTAGTAAATGTGTAAAATCTTTTTTTAGTTGTGGGGGTATAGTAAATGCTATGACTTTGTAAGCGTTTCCGTTTATTAATTCTGTATATTCAGCATATGAATTTTTGTTTTTCTTAAATCTCACTTTAAGTTCATTCGGAAAAGCTCCTCTGTCATAGCATATAATTATTTTATTTTCCCATTCTGGTTTATTGGTGTCAGCTACGTATATTCCAAGTGTGGTTTTATTTAGCCATTTTAAACTGTTTTCTTCTTCTATTAGTGGTAGTAAGAATAGTTTTGTTGCTATATTTAACCACAATTTTTTGTCTTTCATAACATTTACAGCTCTTCTGTTCCATCACCTTCGTAATACTCAAGTGTATGGTCCCATTGATCTGTACTGATATGTTCTGAGATTCTTCGGAGAGCTTCTGATATTGAAGCGATCTTTTCATTGAGAGTAGTATCATTTTTCATATTGAATACTCTAATTTCATTATTAGCATCCTTACCGATAGCAATAATATATGCTTCAAAATCATATTCTTCAGAATTAAGATTTAATACCTCTTGCATATACCATTGAATTGCTAATCCATAATAAGCAATTTGCCTATAATAATCGTATTCTTCTACTGAATGTTTAAAATTATATACATTTACAGTAGTTTTTAAGTCAATAAGAATTATCTTCTTGTTAACATGATCAAAGCATACTCTGTCTAATAGAGATTTACATTTGATATTATGAAATTTTTCTACTTCCCAATTAATATGGAACTCATTATGAGTTTCAAAAGTAGATGGTAAATTAAACAACAGTTCGTTTGCTTTTTTATGATTCTGAATATTTTCTTTAATCTTCTTAAGCATTTGTAAATCAGCAAAGCTAATTATCTTTTTATTTTCATCTACTTTACTTAAATATTCTAAGTAATCTTGATAAATCATAATAAGACCTTCAGCTTCTTCAATACATTTCTCATTAGATTTCTTATTACTATAAGCTTTCTTATAAGCAGATAGTTTAAGCTTATCTTGAGATTCTAATGGATTTACTTGCATAAGTCTATGATACTCATCTAATAAATCCTTTTGCTGTTTTACTTTAGGTGTTGCAAAATCAAGAATAATATAATCTTTCCAGAATTCTTCTGGTTGAAGTAAATATTCATGAATCATAGTTCCTTTTTCAAGGAAATTATAATCTAATTTTGCTACTTTACCTTCTTTGTAATCTTTTAGACCTTTTGGTCCATTTTTAAGAAAATATCCAATATCACTATTAGAGTAACGAGACATATCCTCATAGTAAGGAGTATCAATTACCATCTTGTTCATACTTAATCCTCCATGTCGCTAATTACAGCTGACTCAGGAACTTCTGCTGAAGTATCCCAAACTAATTCATCTTCTTTATCTTGTTGTAGTTCAACTTCTTTAAATGTCTTAAGCCAATCCGCTACATTATTATTGTATGCTTGACTAATAAGTTTATCTAAGAATGCTTGTTCTACTTGTTTCTTTTCTTTTTCTGTCATAATATCTAACACTACAAATTCATAATTCTTTTTAAAACTATAACAACTATTCAATCTAGAACAATTGTATCTTCCAGAATTTATATCACTAGATCCATCATGCCAATGCCCATATAAATGATATTTACTCTTTCCAAAGGAGAAAACATCTAGAGCTTCATTACAAAATGGATTATCATGTGTTAGTAGTATATCACATTGTGGTATATCTTCGTAAGTATCAAATCTACTAAATGCCCATCTGTCCTCTTGAAATTCAATTGGTTTAATCCAAGGAGATCCGTAGAATTTAACACCTTCATATATATACATTTCATCTATAAGAAATACTAATTTACCTTTAGATAAAATTTGCATATGATCTTTAAAAGAACCCCATTCATTTAATTTATACTTATATTCTAAGTAAAAATCATGATTACCTGGTATAATAATTACCTTCTTACAAGGTAATTTATCTACCCACTTTATGAATTTTGTTTCCCACCAATGTTTAGATGCTTCAATATTTCTTTGAGTATTTAATGTTACTACATCACCGCATATACATAGTACATCACACTCAGGTATATTCTCAACGAGATTACCATGTATATCACTTATACCGCATATTTTCATGTTTATATAAGTTAAAAGGCTAGAATATATCTAGCCTTATTTGTTTTCATGCTGCATCACAACATTCGTAATCATCATCACTATATTCATTATCTTCATTATCATACTCATCGTTATATTCTACAGTATCACTAACTTTAGTTGGTATATTTTCAGTAGAGATATTCATAATGTTTATGATTTCCTGAAGACTAATATCTTCATCTTCTAGCATTTTGACTTCACTCATGAAAGAAACAATGTTATCCATAGAAAGTAGTTTAATATTCTCTTTACAGAATTTTACTACTTCTTCTTTGTTCTTAATACCAAAATCATCAGCTAACATCGGTAAGAATGCAGCATTTTCATCAGGAGAATATCGACGTAAATAACGAATACGTGAACAGCGATCTTGCATATACTGACTAACTCGGCTTAAGTCATTGCAAGTCATAATTACTAGTTTCTGTGCAGTCTTTTCAACTCCATCTAAGAAATCTAGCATATACTCAGTTTTGAAGTTCTTTTCAACTTCATCAAACAAAACACACACTGGAGTAGTAAAGGACTTAAAAAACTTAATAAGTTTACCTTCTGGATAATCAGGATTAACTACAATAATAGGTAAACCTGATTCCTTAGCTAATATTTTTGCCATTACAGTCTTACCTGTACCTTTAGTACCAGCTAGCATTACACCAGTAGTATTTGTATTTGCTTTATTAAAATAGGTTATAATACGCTTCTTAAATATATCATCTGTTTTAGTAGAATAGACTTTCTTTGGTAGATTTAATTCACCATTTTCCTTAAATATAGGTGAATCTTCCCATCTATTCCAACTCAGATCATATACTTTACCAGGTATCAAATCATAATCGGCACCTTTAGGTTTTGCAATTATCTGTTCTCCTATTTTAATAAATTCGTTCTTTGCCAT